TCGCCAACGCTAAGGCACAGTATCGCGCCGATCGCATCGCCGCCGCCCGTGATCGCCTGGCAGAGCGCGTTGGGCACTCTGCCCTGGCAGTGCGTTTCTGAGGCAGTGGCGCCGCCGCCTGTTCGTGCGTGATGGGCAGTGCCCCCCTTATGCGGGGGGTGGCGCGGCGCCGCCGTGTTATAAAAAACGCTAACTACCCTAACCTACAAAGTGTTACGGCAATGCGATAAATTATAACACTCAATATAAAAAAATTTTTCGGTATATAAAAATCTCCCAAACCCTATATAATACCGAAAAAGAAAAAATATATCACTGAGATGAAAAAAAATTCGCCAGAAAATTTTGAAACTCTACAAGTCGATCCTATTTCAGGTGATTACTATCTTGTAATTCCTGAGTGGGTTGCTAACGAACTTTCATGGTACGAAGATACAGAAATCTCCTTTAGTGTTGAGGGTGATGAAGTGATCTTAACCGAACATACAGAAGATTTCTGATTCATTGACAACCTCTATATAATATGTTATGATCTTTGATGTAATTACATTCAATTATGGCTAAAGGATTTACTGTTAAAGCAAAAACTCCAGTAGTTGCCAAAAATTCCGCCGCAACCGAAGAGTGGGACTATAATCTAGCACGAGAGATGATTCGTGGTAAGTCTATTGTGTTCTGTCTACCAGGGCGCGGTGTTTCTTACACGTATCTGAAGAACTTTGTTCAACTCTGCTTTGATCTTGTACAATCTGGTGCAAGTATTCAGATTTCACAAGATTATTCTTCAATGGTGAACTTTGCACGTTGTAAGTGTCTTGGTGCAAACGTTCTCCGTGGTCCCGATCAAATTCCCTGGGATGGCAAACTACCTTATGATTACCAACTGTGGATTGATAGTGATATTGTATTCAACACTGAAAAATTCTATCAGCTTGTTCTGATGGATAAGGATATCGCTGCAGGTTGGTATTGCACTGAAGATGGCATGACCACTTCAGTTGCTCACTGGTTAGAAGAAGATGATTTCCGTAATAATGGTGGCGTGATGAATCACGAAACTCTGGAAAGCATTTCGAAGCGTCGTAAACCATTTACTGTTGACTACACTGGATTTGGTTGGCTTCTGATTAAGCATGGTGTCTTTGAACACTCTGAGATGAAGTATCCTTGGTTTGCTCCAAAGATGCAAGTCTTTGAATCAGGTGAAGTTCAAGATATGTGTGGAGAAGACGTTTCATTCTGTCTTGATGCAAAAGAAGCAGGTTTCGAAATCTGGTGTGATCCTCGCGTTCGCGTTGGTCACGAGAAGAGTCGCATTATCTGATCTCATGCATACAGAAGAAAGATATAACATCTATGTGGGAGATGAACGTAAGTTCTCTCATCTCACAGAAGAAGAATATTTTTCACTGATGGAGGACCTGGCAATCGAGTATTATGAGACAGGTTCTCCACATCCTAAAAAGATTCGTACTGAAATACTGAGGAATTATTAAACTATGGCAGTAAAAGCAAAAGGTGGTCTGAATAAGCGCACTTCTTATATCCCTGGTCCTCCTAAAAAGTCTCGCCAAGGCAATGGTGCAGGAACTAAATATGCCGCTACGTCTCGCAATGGAGCTAGAAAAAGATATAGAGGGCAAGGTAAAGGATGATATCCAATGATATGCAGGCGTGGGAAGCATATCCTGAGTATCGGTGGGTTTTTAATAAACTTGAACTTGCGTTACGTTTAGGTTATCAATGTGGACCTGCCTGTGTATCAATTAAAAAAGCGGGAGATTATATTGTTCGCCCGATCTATAATTTGCGCGGTTGTGGAATAGGTGCTAAAAAACTGTTTTTAGATCCTGAAATACACGCCGAAGACATGATTCTTCACAAATTTATTCCACCTGGATACTTCTGGTGTGAATATTTTGTGGGGAATCATTTTAGTATTGACTATAAACGTGAAAATAATGTGTGGATTCCATTCAGTGCTATGATTGGAACACATGAAAATGAAGATAATCTGGTTAAATTTGAAGTTTGGGAGAAAATAGAGATACCAAACCTTGAATTACCTGATTTTATTCAAAAGATTGATGTGGAATATATCAATGTCGAGTCAAAAAACGATAAAATATTTGAAATCCACCTAAGACCTGGCAATAAAGAGATCTGGAATCTCCCCATGGGTTCAAAATTACACCCATTATGGGAAGATGATGTAGAAAATGACAAAAAATCACTTAAATTTCTTCCAAACACAAGATCTGATCAGCGTTTTTACGCTGCAAATGGATATTTGGCAGATGTTCGAAGAGGATTTTACGTTGAATTACCGAAATAAATAGATTTTTTACAAAAAACTGAGTTGGAACGCTTTTCGATGGGGAAACACCTGCTGTTAGAGGTGTATGACGTAAAATTTGATCTTCTAAATGATGTAAAATGTCTTGAAGAAGTGATGATTGGGGGCATTGAACGTGCAAAAATGACAATTTTAGACATTTTTGCTCATTCTTTCACTCCTCAAGGATGTACAATCGTTGCTGCACTTGCAGAAAGTCATGTTTCTTGCCACACTTGGCCAGAAAATGGGTGCATTGCCATCGATGTCTACACTTGTGGTGAAGGAAATCCTCGTTTAATTGCAATTGAGATGCTTAAACATCTAGGTTCGACTAACTATAATATAAGAGAGATATACAGATAAGTTGCCACCCCAGGGATAGCAACCCCTCTAAAAGTTCTGTTTAACCTTTTTGGAGAAAACAGATGGCAACTAACCCTAATCCCGATAGGGATCGTGAATACATGTACCAGATGTGGGGTACAGATAAATTAGTAACAGATTATACAATAAAAGAAGAACAAAAGAAGAAAGTGATTCAAGAAATTATGCATGATGATATTCCACTGACAAAGCATAATTTAACTGAACAATCTAAAATTCATCATCAGATTTGTAATGATGAAGATTATGATGATTGGGAGTATGGAACTGAACCACATTACGGAGAATCCTGGAAGTAGACATAAATAAATTCAGAAATTTTCGACCAATAAATGGCCGTTCAAAAAATATCCAGGGCATTTAAGGACATAAGTTTATCTTTTGAACCACATCCTATTACTAAAGATTTACCTGTTCTTAAAAATGAAGCTGCTATTCGGAGAGCGGTTCGTAATTTAGTGGAAACAATCCCAACAGAGCGTTTTTTTAATTCTCTGTTGGGATCTGATATACAATCAAGTTTATTTGAATTTGTTGATTATGCATCTGCTTCTGTTATTCGAAATCAAATTCTAACTACAATTAGAAATTTTGAAAGAAGAGTAACAGATGTTCAAGTTGAGGTGAATCCATTACCAGATTTAAATACATTTGATGTAACCATAACATTTAGTATTATTGGTCAAGATGTTCCAGCACAAACGTTTACATTCATATTAGAGGCAACAAGATAAAATGCCTTTTACAAAATTTACCAGTTTAGATTTCGATCAGATTAAAGCATCCATTAAGGATTATCTTCGTGCAAATTCCACATTTACGGACTTTGATTTCGAAGGTTCAAACTTTTCTGTCTTGATTGATACGCTAGCGTATAACACATATATTACGGCATTTAACACTAATATGATTGTTAATGAATCCTTCTTGGATTCAGCAACTCTTAGAGAGAATGTAGTTTCTTTAGCAAGAAACATAGGTTACGTTCCACGCTCTAGAACCGCCGCTAAGGCATCTATCTCCTTTACCTTACCAACACAGAGCTCAAGTCCCACAGCCACTCTACAGGCGGGTCTGGTGTGTGTTGGTGCAGTAAATGATAGTTCTTACATTTTTTCTATTCCTGAAAATATTACAACAACTATATCTGGTGGAACAGCAACGTTTGGAACCGCATCAGACCCTATTTACATCTATCAAGGAACATTTCTTAAAAAACAGTTCACGGTTGATGGATCTTTAGATCAAAGATTTATATTAGATAACTCATTCATTGATACTGCTACTCTTATTGTAAAAGTTAAGGGTCCATCAGACTCTGGAGATGGTAGAGAGTATAAACAGGTTGATAATATCTTAAACGTTAAAGCAGACTCTGAAATTTATTTACTACAAGAAGTTCAGGATGAAAAATATGAACTTCTATTTGGAGATGGAATAATCGGTAAAAAATTAGAGAATGGAAGTATCATCACAGCAACATATATTGTTACTGATGGAAAGGAAGGTAATGGACCATCTCTATTTTCATTTGCAGGTACATTTAGAGACTCTGTAGATCAGCAATTAATACCATCAGGATCAATTACGATCAATACAGTTTCTGCTGCATCAAATGGTGGTGATATTGAATCCATTGATTCTGTAAAATATTTTGCTCCTCGTCTTTATTCATCTCAGTATAGAGCAGTTACTGCTAGAGATTATGAGACTATTGTTCAATCAATCTACCCAAATACCGAATCTGTTTCAGTTGTTGGCGGAGAAGAGTTAACTCCACCTAGATTTGGAACAGTTTTAATCAGTATTAAACCAAAGAATGGTGATTACGTTTCAGACTTTGATAAGCAAACTATTTTATCAAAACTAAAACAGTATTCCTTAGTTGGGATTAAACAAGAAATCATAGATCTTAAAGTTCTTTATGTTGAACTTGATAGTTATGTTTACTATAACTCTTCGCAAGTTTCCAATGTCAATGATCTAAAGACAAAAGTTATTAGTACTCTAACAACATATTCAAGATCTGTAGATGTTAATAAATTTGGTGGAAGATTCAAGTATAGTAAGATTCTTCAACTAATTGATAATGCAGATACTGCAATCACATCAAACATTACTAAAATTATTATAAGAAGAAATCTAGTTGCTTCTTTAAATCAATTCGCACAATATGAACTTTGCTTCGGTAATGCATTCCATGTTGATCCAAAAGGATATAATATCAAGAGTACAGGATTTACTATTTTTGGAGAAACAAGTACAGTTTACTTAACTGATATTCCAAACTCTGATCGTTTAACTGGTATTATTGCTATCGTAACACAAGATATTGGTAGTGATAAAATTAGAGTCGTTAATAATTCGGTTGGAACTGTTAATTATGTAACTGGAGAGGTCCAACTTACCACAGTTAATATCACATCAACAGTTCTTGAAAATAATATTATTCAAGTTCAAGCATATCCAGAATCTAATGATGTTGTTGGTCTTAAGGATCTTTATCTGAGTTTTGACGTCTCTAGTAGCAAGATAAATATGGTTAAAGATACTATTTCTTCAGGTGAACAAATATCTGGTGTAGGATTTAAAGCGACTTCAAGTTATTCAAACGGAGATCTAAAGAGGCAGTAATATGATATCAACTGGTTTTGATGCAAGAGTAAAGATAAATCAAATAATTGAAAGTCAACTCCCAGAATTTTTACTCTCAGAAAGTCCAAAATCTATTGAATTTTTCAAGCAATATTATATTTCTCAAGAGTTTACTGGTGGTTCTTATGATATTGCAGAGAATCTAGATCAATATCTAAAGTTAGATAACTTAACCCCAGAAGTTATCACTGCTTCAACGTCTCTATCAAGCAATATTACATCAAACTCTGGAGTTGTTACAGTAACTTCAACTAAGGGTTTTCCATCTGAGTATGGTTTATTAAAAATTGATGATGAAATAATTACATATACTGGGCTAACTACAAATACTTTTACTGGTTGTATTCGTGGATTTTCTGGTATTAGTAGTTATCATTCAGAAACAAATCCAGAAGAACTGGTATTTTCTTCAACAGATGCTGCTTCACACTCTTCAGGATCAACTGTTGAGAATCTTAGCGTAGCATTTTTAAAAGAATTCTATAAAAAATTAAAGTATTCTTTAACTCCTGGATTAGAAGATGAAGACTTTGTCCCCGATTTAAACGTTGGGAACTTTATACGAGAAGCAAGAAGTTTTTATCAAGCAAAAGGAACAGAAGAATCCTTTAGAATCCTGTTTAATGTACTTTATGGATATACCCCTAAGGTTATTAATTTAGATAATTTACTACTGAGACCTTCTTCTGCAGCATTTCTTAGAAGAGAAGTAATTATTGCAGAAAAGATTAGTGGAAATCCAAATAATCTTATCGGACAAACGATATACAAATCAACAGATTTAAAAACAAAAGCATCTGTTTCTAACGTTGAGATCTTAACAAGAGGTCAGAAAACTTATTATAGATTAGATCTATTTGTTGGATTTAGCGATGCTGATGTTGTTGAAGGAAACTTTACTATCTCTCCAAAAAGTAGAGTAATTGATTCAGTCTCAATTGGTTCATCTGTAATTACAGTAGATTCAACAATTGGATTTGATCAATCTGGAACTGTAATTTGTGGTAATAATACCATTACATATTTGGATAAAACCATTAATCAGTTCTTAGGTTGTAGTGGAGTTGATTTTGCTATCTCTCCAGCAACAGATATTAGATCTGATGAAGTTTACTATGGATATGAAGATGGAGATATTAATGCAAAATCTGAAATAAGAATTACTGGAGTTCTATCAGATTTTACGGAATTGAATAATATTGAGGAAGTTATTGTTGGGGAAAAAATACTAGTAAAGAATCTTGGAGAATCCATTAGCAATCCAGATTCAGCAAATCAGTCATATAAGCAACTATTTGCAAATTCTTGGATTTATAATACTAGTTCTAGATTTAATATTCTCAATATCTCTGGATCTACATTTACTCTAGGAACTGAAATTGATGACTCTAGTTTAAAAGTCGGAGATCATGTTGACATTTTAATCAGAAATACTCAGACAATAGTAGTCTCTGATGCAATAGTAGCAAATATTAATAAATCAAATAAACAAATTATTCTTAATAATATCATTTCATTCTCACCAGTATCATCCATTGATTATGATATAAGAAGAAAAATTAATAAGGCTTCTTCAAATGCTGCAGAAATTGAATATGGAAATAATCAAATAGTCTCCGATGTTCAAAATGTTTATAATGAACTGGATGAATATTTCTATGTTGCATCAAATTCACTACCATCTTATCCAATAGAAATAGAATTTACTGAAGCATCCATATCTGATGCTATTGGTGGAGGTAGTTTACAAGGTCTTGATGTTAATACTGAAACTTATTCAATCATCTCTTTTGCACAAGCTGTTCCTTTTATCACTGGCGATGAAGTAGTTTACAGTTCACAAAATAGTGATATTCCTGGTTTAGTTTCTGGTTCAACTTATTTTGTTAAAGTTTTACCGTTAACTAATCAAATTAAATTATATGCATCGAGATCATTTATCGAAATTGATGATTATGTGATGTTCTATGAGACCCTCATTGCTGGATCACACACTTTTACATTATCTTCTCAAAAAAATAGAAAAGTTTTTCCACAAAAATTACTGAGAAAGTTTCCACTTTCGCAAAATATTAAAAATGGAAGTAATGAAAAAACAAATACAGGATCTATTGGTTTACTAGTTAATGGTGTTGAAATTATTAACTATAAGTCTGATGAAAAAGTTTACTATGGTCCCATCGATAATATTAAAGTTTTCAATCAAGGTGAAAACTATGATGTCATAAATCCACCAACAATTGAAGTTGCTGCCCCAAGCAGTGGAGTACAAGCTTTAATTAGACCTGTTGTTAGTGGTATTGTAACAGATGTTGTCGTTGATCCTCAAGATTTTGATATTGCTGATGTAACATCTGTAACTATAACAGGTGGAAATGGATCTGGTTGTCAACTTCAACCAATTCTAGAAGATAGATATAGAACTGTTTCTTTTGATGCAAGAGTAACAACTCAGTCTGGTGGTGTTGATATTAATCAAGAAACAATAACATTCTTAACAAATCATAATTTCAAAAATGGCGAACCAATTGTTTATAGCAATAATGGAAACCAGAATCTTGGAGTTGCAACGTATTTTGGTGGAAACTTTGATCAGTCTCGTTATTTGGTAAATGGTGGTACATATTATGCAAAATTATTCAGTAATAATACAATTCGTTTACATCCAACATTAACAGATTTTATTTCAGGAATTAATACTGTTGGATTTAGTACAATTAATGCTGTAGGTATTCATAAATTTAGAACATTTAATTCAAGAAAAACTTTAAGAGCAATTAAAGTATTGAATTCTGGAAGTGGATATGAAAATAGAAAACTATATGCAAAACCATCTGCAGTTTCACTAAGTCAAGATTGGATAAGTTTTGATAATCATAATTTTAAAGATGGAGATCTTGTAACTTACTCAACTACTGGATCTGCTATTTCTGGATTATCAACTTCTAATCAATATTATGTTATTAAATATGATTCTGATACTTTCCGTTTGGCAAATGCTGGTATAGGAGGAACAATATCTTCCAATTATGCCAGAGGAAGTTATGTCAAACTTAACTCTCAAGGATCTGGATATCATATTTTTTCATATCCAGAAATTTCTTTAAATGTTAATGTTTCTTTTGCAAGCAGTACTGCAGGGATTATAACTGCAACTCCAGTTATTAGAGGAAAAATTGTAGATGCATATCTATATGAAAATGGAAGTGGATATGGATCAAAAACAATTAATTTACACAAAAAACCACAGATAAGCATTAAAACAGGAACTGGTGCAGAATTAAAAGCTTTCGTTGTAAATGGAATAATTGTAAGTGTTCAAGTTCTTGCTGCTGGAAGTAACTATAACGCTGCACCAGATTTAGTAGTTAATGGAGAAGGTATTGGTGCTGTTCTAAGAGCTAAAGTTTCTGGTGGTTCTATAACTGATGTTATTGTAATTAATGGTGGATCAAACTATGTTCAAAATACAACATCAGTTTCTGTCCAACCTCCTGGAAAAAATGCATTCATTGATATTTCTGTCAGATCTTTAACAATTAACTATGCTAATCGTTTTGGAAAAGAAACATTATTGCCAAGTGAGAATAATGTTGGATATGGATGGATTGGATATTCTACAAGTATTGCTCTAGATCAATTTTCTGATGATGGTGCAAATCACTCACCTATCATTGGTTGGGCATATGATGGTAATCCAATTTATGGACCATATGGATATTCAGATCCAGAAGATAGTGCTTCCACCATTAAGTTACTAAAAACTGGATATACATTAAATCCATCTATCATCACAAATCGCCCCTCGGGATTTTCTCCAGGATTTTTTGTTGAAGATTACATTTATGATGATTCTGGTGATCTTGATTATCACAATGGAAGATATACAAAAACACCAGAATTTCCAAATGGTGTCTATGCATATTTTACGGGAATCAGTACAAATGTAGCAACTAATGAATTAGATCCTTCTTTCCCATATTTTATCGGAGATACTTATAGATCAACAGTTATTCAAGATAACTTCTTAAATTTAAATCAAACTTTTGATTTCAATTCTTCAAATCTAATTAGAAACACATATCCATATAAAGTAAATCAAGATTATGCTGATAATGATTTTATTATTGAATCTAATGAAGTAACAAATCAGTCTTTAATTGTAGAGTCAACTACTAAAGGATCAATTAACTCTTATGAAATTTTAGAGGCTGGTGATGGATATGCAATGGGTGAATCTGCTGTATTTGATAATTCAGGAACAAATGGTGGTGGTTTAAGTGCAGAGGTTTCTTCACTAAAAGGAAAAACGATAGCAAATATTCAAACACAAACACAAATTTATAATAACGTAGTATTCACTTGGAAGGATAAAACAAGTGTAGAAGCTACTGTCTCTCCATATCACACATTATTAGATCAAGAAAATGTTAGTATTTCTGGATTATCAACATATGTTCCAAAATTAACTGGATCACACTCTGTTGGTGTTTCTACAGAAAGTATTGTTGTATTCAAAGAAATTCCAGCAAATTCAGTTTCTGGACTGGTAACTGATATCTATGTTTCAAGAGTATCAAATACTATTTCTATTGGTAGTACCCTTGGTATAGGAACAGAATTTATGTCTGTTCTTAATATCTTTAAAGATCAAAATGTGCTCCGTGTTAAGAGGGGAGTAACTGGAACCGCACACACAGATAGAACTAGAATTGATATATTAGCAAATAAACTTACAGTTCCTATCAGTATCAATCATTTTGATGGATATCTAAATGATAAATTTTACTTCAATCCAAAATATTCGATTGGTATTGGTAGAACAGATGGAATTTCTTCTCTTGTAAAAGTTTCAATAGGAGAAACTTCTCAAGATGTTTCTGTTCTATCAAGAAGCATATATGCACCCAATCATCCATTTAAAAATAATCAAAGAGTTGTTTTAAGCATTCCACCAGGATCTAGCCCAATTTCAGTTGCAAATACTTCTGGTGGAGCAGCATTTACAATTCCATATACTGGCGTAAGTACACAAACACTTTACGTTGTAAATAAATCACCTAACAGCATTGGATTAGTAACAGAATTTTCTACAACCAGTTACATTGTATCTTTTGGATCAACATTAGCAGTTACAAATGCAGAGTACAGTAATGTAACTGGAATTTTAACGGTAACTACTTCAACACCACACTCATTTAGCCCAGGATTTTCACTAGCATCATTGTCTTCATTAGTTTTTGGTCAAGTTAGTCCCAATGATGCTTACACAACAACACAATATACACTTTGGGCAGATGTTTTATTCGATAAAGAAGATGAAATTTTTATAGTAAATACTCCATCTGGATTACTACCAACAGGAACATTTGCTGTTCTCTCTACACCAAATGTTAATACATTTACTGTAAATGTTGGAACATCACTAACGGCATTTGGATATTCTTATGGTGGATCAGTTCTTGGATTCACTTCATTTACTGTTTACAATAGTGATGGTTTATACTTCTTAAATAATGGATCTGATAACTATGAATATCTATTAAGATCTGATTATACTGAAGTAACTGGAAAAATTGAAAAAAATAAAACTGTAGTTTCAATTTCTACAGATCATGGATTAAAAAATGGAGACAATATTACATTAACTGTTAAACCCAACCTAACAGTTGGTATTGGAACATCTTCTTTTGTTAAAGTAAAAATAAACAGCACAGAAGGTAAAATTCTAATCAATCCTATTGGATTTGGATCGGTTGGAATTAGTACTTTCTCTGGAGTAATTAATATCCCATCTCATGGATATGCCACTGGCGATAAAGTTTTCTATAATGCTAGTGATGAAATAGCGTCTGGATTGACAACATCTTCTTACTATGTTTATAGAATTGATAATGACAATATTAAATTATCAGAATCTTACAAAGATGTTATTTCTAATCCACCAACAACAATAAGTATTGCATCAACTGGTGGAAAAAATCAGGAATTGAGTCTAATTAATCCACCAATTAGTGCAATAAAAGGAAATAATTTAAAGTTTGATCTATCAGACTCTTCTCTAGTTGGATATAAGTTAAAAATATACTATGATGTTGATCTTGCAAACGAATTTATATCCATAGGTGGTAGTAGCTTCACCGTAGCAAATTATGGAACAGTCGGAGTTACAACAAATGCTGCTTTAATCATTGAATACAGTGATACTATTCCATCAAAACTCTTCTATGCATTAGAAAAATCTGGTTATATTAGTACCTCTGATAAAGAAGTAGTTAATTCATCACAAATATCTTTTGTTGACAGTCTTTATAATGGTTCTTATAAAATAGTTGGTGTTGGATCAACTACTTTTGAGTTATCACTTGCACAAAAACCAGAGAGATCTCAATATACAATTAATGAGTGTAGGGAATTAAAATATACAACAACATCTCTAAATGCAAGAGGTGGTGTTGATAAAATGAAAATTGTATTCGGTGGATTTGGATATAAGAGATTACCACTATTCCAATATATTAATTCTGATACTGGAATAAATGCAAATATTAATATACTCTCAGATAATATTGGTAATATAAAAGATATTAGAATTTTAGATCAAGGATTTGAATATGCTTCAGACAAAACATTAAGACCAGAAGCACTCATTTCTCCACTTTTAACATTAGTAGATAATACCGAAATTACAAGTGTTGAAGTTCTTGATGGTGGAAAAAATTATACTTCTGCACCAAATATTGTTATCTACAATCCATCAACTGATGAAATTGTTAACAGTGGATATTTAAAAGCAAATACTTACTCAAATTCAGTCAGCAATGTTGAAATTATTGATGTACCTAAAGGTTTAAATGCAGTTGTTCATGAACTATATGCTGTTGATAATACAAATGGTGTTGGTATCAATACCATTATATCTGGTCCTGGAGTTGTTACTTGTTTCCTATCTACTCCTGCTATTGGATTCTCAACAGCACCATTTGCAGTTGGTGATGTAATTTTTGTTGAAGGAATTCAGAATAATACATCTCAGGGAGATGGATTCAATTCTATTGATCACAACTTTACATTTTTTACAGTTAATAAATTTGTTAATACGGTTCCCGCAAGATTGGAATATGATATTTCTGTAGCAACTAATAATCCTGGACTAGCAAAAACTGACCAATTCTCTTTTGCAAATATCGTCAAAAAATCTGATCTTCCTAGATTTAGAATTACACAAGCCGAATCCAAGTTTAAACTTGGAGAAACAATTGCTGTAAAAAATTCTAATGGATCATTCACCATTCAAGATCTTATAGTCACTGATTTTAGATCTAATAAAATTAAAATCCTAGGTGAATACGAATTAGTTACTGGCGACATCATTAAAGGTCAAATATCTGGTTCTATAGCAGAGATTGAAAATACATCACCAAATAAAGGTAGATTTGAAACAGATTATTCACTAAGAAAAGATTTTGGATGGAGTGATGATGTTGGAAAGTTAAATGAAGACTATCAGGTTATTCCTGATAATGATTATTATCAAAATCTCTCATATACTGTCAAGAGTCCTCTAGAATATGAAGAGTTAATTACTCCTGTAAACAGACTTCTTCATAGCACAGGTATGAAGAATTTTGCAGATACTCAAGTTTCAACATCTTCTACACTATCCATTCAATCTGAAGATGTTACTAGTTTGGCCCTGATTGATATTATTAATGAAGAAAGTGTTGAAGAAATTAAGAATTTAGATCTAGGTTTAGATGTTGATGTTCTAGTAGATGGATCTCAGAAATCAAAATTCTTCAAATTTAAAAATAGAAAACTTGCAGACTACATTGAGTGTAGAACCAATAGAGTTCTTTTAATTGATGATATTTCAACACAATTCTCTAATAGTAATCTAAATGAAGGTGGATATGCTGATATTTACAACTACAGTGAAACTTATGCTCGTTTCTTAGTTCAAATTAAGGATACTAATGAGCGTTTCATGCAGTTATCCGAATTGATTGTATTGTATACAGATAGTGAAGTTCTTATTGAAGGTATTAAAGATGCAAAAACATTTACCTTAGAAAAAGGATCTTTATACAATAAAGCAAATCCAATTGGCAATTTAGATGGTAACATTGACCAATTCGATAATCTAACACTGAGATTTACACCACAATCTACATTCATTGATGATTATGATATTAAGATTTTGGTTAATAAGTTTAATACAACTGTTGGTGGCGGATCTAGTATCAATAATTATGGAGCAGTTTCTCTAAACTCAAGATCTAAGCAAGTTGGTTCTGGAACATCGGAAACTATTATTGAATTTGATTCGACTAAAGTAGATGGTTTCCATGGAACAATTCATGTTTTAGATTTAGAAAATAATGAGATGAATTTCTATGAGGTATATTCATATACTGATAGAACTGATGTTTATATGTCAGAGTATTATTTTGATAACCAAAAAGCAACTACAAGTGCTTCAACAAATGTTTTAGGAACATTTACTTCATATCTCTCTGGGGGAGTTCTTAAATTAGATTTTGATAACAACAAAACACTAACCAATAAACTTGTGAGAGCAAGAATAGTTGGTTTTGGATCAACTGCTTTAGGAATTGGAACTTATAGATTTGCTCTTCCTGGACAACCACAAGAAAGAAGTGCTAGATATGACTCTTCTGTTGTTCACACAGTTGGAGCATCGTCAACAACTGTTGTTGGTGTTGCAAGTGATATTATCTCTTCTGTTAAATCATATGTTAGAGTTTCTGCTGGAAATACCTCAGCACTCCATCAAGTTATGATGATGCATGATGGAAGAGAAATTTATGTGCTTCAATATCCATTCCTATCAATAGGATCAACAACTGGAATTGGAACTTTTGGTGGACAATTTGTCAGTGATTTGGTTAGACTTAATTTCTATCCAGATTCAAATATTACTGGAGTAGTAACCATTACATCATTTAACGAAAAACTTTACGCATTTGCTGATAGGCAAAATAAAGCACCAGATTTTGTTTATGGTCCAGAAACAGATTCTCTAGTTCTTTCTGAATATAATGGAACTCAAGGCGATAGAATTAACCGTCTTGATTTTACTGCTTCATATCAAGGATACCCAATCTTCAGCAAATCTTTTGATCCAGGAGATTCAGCACAACTTAATCTAGCGACTGGTATATTTACAATTAAAAATCACTTCTTCCAAACTAATGAAAAACTAAATTATCAATCAGCATCAACTTTTGTTGGAGTAAATCCTGTTTCCGTTGGAATTGGATCGACTCTGGTTGGGGGAGTAACATTTACTGGTGATTTTATATCTGGATTCTCAACAATTACTGGTGTTAGTACTTCTACTGGTTTACTAGTTGGTCAAACAGTAATTGGCCCAGGAGTACAGAATAATACAACAATTGTCAGCATTGGTCAAACCTTTAGGTGGTTTAGAGGTAATGTTTCCACAGGATCTACAGTAATTACTGGAATAGCAAATACTGCGATAATGGTTGTTGGATCTGGTATTTTCTCTGGAAATGGAACCAATCTAGGAACTCTAATTTCGATCGGCATTAATTCAATTAGTGCTAGTACAACTTTACCAGTTGGTACTGGAGTAACTTATTATATTAACGCTCTTGGCATTGGAGTATCACTATCTAAAGTTTCTACTGCTACAACATTTAGACAAACATATACAAGCGGAATTGTAACAACTATTTGTCCATCTACAGTTTATGCAATTAAGTTAGATAATGATAGATTCAAACTTACAGGAACTCAGGGTTCTGGAATTGCATTTACCTTTACTTCTGCTGGTAGTGGTAATGCTCATAAACTAACAATGGATAAGAGATTAGAAAAATCTCTTATTTGTATTGATAATGTTAATCAATACCCACTTGCATTTACTCCAATATCATATAAGTTAGCAAATAATAGCGGTCAAATTGGAGCAGCAAATACTGTATTTGGAATTAGTGGTATTAGTTCCATTCGAGTAAATGATGTTCTTAAAGTTGATAATGAATTTATGAAGATCCTATCATTTGGATATGGATCTAGCACTACAGGACCTATTAGTGGAATTGGAACTTTCCTCTTGATGTCGGTTGAGAGAGGTTTCTCTGGAACGATTGCAACAGCACACTTAGATAATGCAGATGCTAGAATTTATAGAGGAGCATATAATATTGAAGAAAGCACCATTTATTTCACTGCGGCACCTCTTGGATCTGGTGTAAATGTTTTAGATAGTAGCAATCTAAAGAGACCAGTATCTAAGTTTGATGGTAGAGTATACCTGAGAAAGGATTATACAACTAATAAGATATATGATGATATTTCAGACTCATTTACTGGAATTGCTCAAACATTTAGACTGAGAAATCAAGGAAACTCAACAACAGGAGTAGAAGCTGGAAGTGGGGTTGTATTTGTTAATGAAATGTTCCAGACTCCAACTACTGGAAATAACGCAGGAAATAATTATGCTCTGCAAGAAAATTCAGGAAATACAAATGTTATCTTTACTGGCATTACTTCAAGTGATGGTTCGATTGTAAAATCTTTAGTTGATGTCAATCAAAATCAATTGCCAAGGGGTGGAATTATTATTTCTCTTGGATCAACTCCAGGTTTAGGATATGCACCTCTAAAAGGAGCACAAGTTGGAATTATTACTGGACCTAGTGGTCAAATCACAAACATTGTAAGTGTTGCAACTACTGGATCTTACTCTTCTATGACTGGATTCAGTTATAATCAAGTTACTGGTGTTGCAACCGTTTCAACCGCAGCTTCTCATGGTTTACTTGTTAATGATCAAATATCATTTAGAAATATCAAACTTGAATGTCCAGATGGATATGCTGGATTAGGAACAGTTGGAATTAGTAGTTTGTTCTACAGTAATGTTACTGGATTTATGACAGTAACTACAAGTTCTCCTCATAAGTTGGCAACAGGAATGAATATTAGATTGAGAAATCTAAGATTTGATTGTCCAATTGGAGTTGGTGGAACCATTGGAATTGTTACTGCTCAATATAGTAAAGCAACTGGTGTTTTAACAGTAACAACAAATTATGCTCATGGACTAGGAATTGGTGGAACTGTTCAATTAAGAGAACTACAATTCTCTTGCACTGGACCTTCTGGAATTACAACGACTATATTCCCAGATGGAACTCGTGGATATTTCTTCCCTGTTAATAATGTTGGATCAACTACATCATTTACAACAAATGTAGGAACATCAACCATCACTCATAATTATCAGAGAGGTGGATATGTCCGCGTTGGGGTAACAACTGATCTGTTCCCCGATGGATCAAGAGGATACATCTTTACTGTTGCTTCCATTGTTGGACCAAATACATTTGGTGTTAATGTTGGAACAAGTACAATTCGCCATAACTACATCAATGGTGGAACAATTGAATCTGGAATTACAACTAATATCTTCCCAGATTCAAGAGGAGTTCCATTTAGCATCAGTAACTTCCAATATCATAAGACAACAGGTGTTTCTACAATAACCTTTAATAGTAATCATAACTTTAAGTTATCGGATACTATTAAAATTGTTAATGCTAGATTTGATTGTCCAATTGCTGCTGGAACAACAATTGGAATTACGTCTGCTCAATATAGTAAAACAACTGGAATTCTAACAGTAACCACTGCTACTCCTCATGGTCTTGGTGTTGGTGGAACAACAAGAATATTTGCTATGAACTTCTCTTGCCCACCAGGAAGTTCTGGAATTACAACAACTGTCTTCCCAGATGGAACTCGTGGATATTTCTTCCCTGTTAATCTTGTCGGATTCCCAACACAATTCACAACAAACGTTGGAACATCTACAATTACACACAACTATGTAAATGGTGGTTATATACAGATTGGTATTACTACTGATCTTTTCCCAGACAGAGGCAAGAACTTTACTATTACCAGTATTCCAAGTGCAAATCAAATTGTAACTAATGTTGGCGTTTCTACAATAAACCATAATTATGTTGGTGATGGATATGCATATGCTGTTAAGAGAACTGGTCCATATTCTGTAACAAGGGTACTAAGTAATACTCAATTTGAAACTAATGTTTATACTGTTGGATTTGCTCATACTTATGTAAGTGGTGGTGAAGTTTCTAAGTATTATAGTTTCCAACCAGGATCTGGTTATAGAGGAGAAATTGGAGTTGCTTTAAGTTCTCCAACTGGTAGTGGTGCAAACATTACAGCGTTTGCTGGAATTGGTGGAACCCTAGGATTTAAGATTAATTCTGCTGGATCTGGATACGGATTTGATAATACCTACGTTACTATTCCTGAACCATCTTATGAGAATGTTCAAATTAAGGGGGTTTCAAGAGTTGGTATTGGATCCACAACTGAAACTGGAATTGGTCTGCTACTATCTCTTGAAGTTGGTGCAGCAGCAACAACTGGAATTGGATCAGATACTTGTGAAATTACAAACTTTAGAATTAGCAGACCTGGTTATGCATTCCAATTAGGAGATGTATTCACTGCTGTTGGATTAGTAACTGCTAAAAATCTAGTATCTCCTATTAATCAATTTGAGTTAACGGTTACTAATCTTTATTCTGATTCATTTGCTGCTTGGCAATTTGGTGAACTAGACTTTATTGATTCTATTAAACCTCTACAGGATGGATCTAGAACGAGATTCCCACTACTTTATAATGGTCAACTTCTAAGTTTTGAAATTAATGCCAATGATCCAGATTCTTCTCAGATTGATCTTAATGCTGTTCTACTGATTTATATCAATGGTGTACCACAAACCCCAGGTGTAGCATATCAATTTGATGGAGGAACATCATTTACATTTACAACACCACCATCAGAAGAAGCCGATGTTGCTATTTTCTTCTACAGAGGAACAAGAAATAGTGATAGTATATTTGTAAATGTTAATGAAACTATTAAACCTGGAGATATTATTCAAATTGGTAAAAATAATGATATCAGAACTACTGTAGAACAATATCCAAGAGTTGTATATGACATTAGTTCGGCTGATAAAGTGCAAACAAATCTATATGCAGATATTGGAATTGATGATACAAACTATAAACCAGTTAATTGGAGAAAACAAAAAGTAGACCAAATTCTTGGTGGTGAATATGTCTATAAGACTAGAGATTCTTTAGAGTCTTCAGTATATCCAACTGGAAAGATTATTAAAAATCTCTCAGCAACAGATATAGATTTATTTGTTGATGATGCTAGATTCTTTAATTATGAAGAAAATGAATCTGTTATTGCAATTGGTGATTTTGATTTGATATTAACTAATACACCAGAAGATCCTGTTGCCGCTAGATTAACTGCAAATGTTTCTACCGCAGGAACAGTTAGCTCTTTAACCGTTGCTAACGGTGGAAGTGGATATAGTTCAGGAACTGCTACAGTTAAGATTGCTGCTCCAAAGAGCATTGGAATTGGAATTGGAACAACAGCAGTTGCAACCGTAACCGTGCTTAATGGAACAATTGTAAGTGCAACCGTTACTAATGGTGGATTTGGATACTCACAATCAAAACCACCTGCGGTTATCGCTTCGGTTCAGAAAGCATATTATGAGAATATTACAAATGTAACCAGTGTTCTAGGATTCTCTGGAATTATAACTGGTATTACAACAACCTCAGGAACTGGTGGCCACCCATTAGCACTAAAACTGTTCTTAAATACAAGTACTTCATTTGCTTCACTATTAGATAATTATCCAATTTACGTTTTTGATACTGCTGTTGGAAGAGGTGTAACTTCTGTAGATGGTGGAAATAATTCTGTGGTTGGTGTTGGAACAACTTTTGCAGACAATATTTACTATGTACACTCAATAACACGTTATGGCGTAAATGCAGAAATTATTACAAATATTCACAGTGGAACATCTGTTGTTGGACTGGCGACAACAGGAAGTACTACAAACCCTGTTGGTAAATTCTCTTGGGGTAAATTTGGTGGATTCACTAGAGGATCTACTGCAGTTTCAATTGGTATAACTGGATTAACAGTCAGTTCTGGATTATCAACATTCCCAACTGTCCAAAGAAGAGGATATGGATTGAGAGATCATGGTGGATTGAGAAAAATTCTTGTTTAATACAAGCATAAATATAGAAAAAAGACAATAATATGGCCGCAATTGTCACCGACCAGTTCAGGATACTAAACGCTAGTAATTTTATTGATTCAGTTGCTGACTCAAATAACTCATATTATGTTTTTGTTGGATTGCCAAATCCGACTCAAGTTGGATTTGGTAGAACTAGTGATTGGAATTCTAACGTTTTAGATCCTGTAGATAATATAAATTATAACAACCATTCTTCCGATACAATGCTATTCGGAAAAAAGGTAACTATTTCGAACGTAAAAAGATTAGTTAGAAGAGTAGATTGGACTCAAGGAACAAGATACGAAATGTATCGCCATGATTACAGTATCAATACACCTTCTCCAGTTACTCAGTCATCTAGATTATATGATGCAAATTATTATGTTTTGAATGCAGATTATAGAGTTTATATTTGTATTGACAACGGTTCTTCGGGAATCAATACAGCAGGTAATGCATCTCAAGATGAACCAACTTTTACAGATTTAGAACCATCAAAAGCTGGTGAAAGTGGTGATGGTTACATTTGGAAATATTTGTTTACTGTTTCTCCTAGTGACATCATTAAGTTTGATTCAACTGATTATATTTGTGTCCCTAATGATTGGTCTATTTCTACAGATGCTCAAGTTCAAGCGATCAGAGATAATGGGGATTCATCTATAAATGAGAATCAGATTAAAAAAGTTTATATTGAACGGCAAGGTGAAAATTATTCCAGTGGATTAGGACAAGAAGTAAATATTGTTGGTGATGGAACTGGTGCGAAGGTTGTTTTGGATGTAGTTAGTGGAAAAATTACAAATGCTGTAGTTTCTTCTGGTGGGAAAGGATACACATATGGCATGGTTGATCTCGGAACATTGAATGCTAATGTTATTCCAGCAAAAGCGGCAAAATTAATTCCTATTATACCACCATCTAAAGGTCATGGTTATGATTTATATAAAGAATTAGGAACTGATAGAATTCTCGTTTATGCTAGATTTGATGATTCTACCAAAGATTTTCCAATTGATACAAAATTTGCTCAAATTGGTTTAGTCAAGAATCCGACTTCAATTGGTTCAACAACACTCTACACTGAAAATCAATTTTCATCATTATACGCACTTAAATTTAGTTCAACTAGTGGCACCTTAAGTGTTGGAGATAAAATTAGCCAACCAGTGACTGGTGGAATAGCAAATGGTTACGTTGCATCATATGATACTGAGACTAAGGTAGTTAAATATATTAGAGATAGATCTTTATTCTTCAATCAAACATCTTTAGATCAAAGTGATTACGTTGGTGTAACCACTAGTGCTAAAGTTTTTAATTTTGAATCTTCATCAACAATTGTTACATCTAATGCTGGATTCTCTGGATCTATTGATTTGAATTTTACTGGTATTACAACAAATCCAACAGGAAATAAAGTTATTAACTTAGGAGTTGTTTTCACTGGTGGGGTGGCACAACCAGAAATAAATAAAACATCTGGTGACATAATTTACTTGGACAATCGTCCGTTGATTTCAAGAAACTCTAGACAAAAAGAAGACGTTAAAATTATCCTGGAATTTTAAAAAATGCCACAGAAAACGAATCTTAATATTAATCCTTATTATGATGATTTTGATAAGTATAATAATTTCTATAGGGTATTATTTAAACCAGGATACCCTGTTCAAGCTAGAGAATTAACAACTTTACAATCGATCCTTCAAAATCAGGTTGAGTCTTTTGGTAGTCATATTTTTAAAGAAGGATCAATGGTTATCCCTGGTGGGATTACCTATGATCTAAATTATTATGCAATCAAAATTAATCCTGATCATTTAGGTATTGATATTGCTCTTTATATTGATCAATTAGTTGGATTAACTTTGGAAGGACAAACTTCTGGGGTTACTGCTACGGTTCTTGGATATCTTATCCCACCAGATGAGGGAGTAGAAACCCCAACCTTATTTGTAAAATATAAAAATTCAAACAACGATGCTGAGTTTGATACTTTTAATGATAAAGAAGTATTAATAACTCAATCCACTATAACATATGGAAATACGTTAATAAACTCTGGAGAAACTGTAGCAACGGTATATCCTCTTAATGCGTCTGCTATTGGTTCAAGAGTTAATTTAGCAGCTGGAGTTTATTTTATTAGAGGAACTTTTGTAGATGTTCAAAGTTCCACTGTGGTTTTAGATCCATATGAAAATACACCATCATATAGAGTTGGTCTAACAATCTTAGAAGAAATCGTCACATCCTCAGATGACTCTTCATTATACGATAATGCAAAGGGATTTTCTAACTATGCTGCTCCAGGTGCAGATAGACTTAAAATCAGTGCAATTTTATCAAAAAAATCTCTAACAGATTTTGATGATAAGAGTTTTGTTGAATTGTTGAGAATAGATAATGGCGAAGTTAAAAAATTACAAGATAAGAGTCAATATTCTATAATTAAAGATTATTTTGCAAAAAGAACTTTTGAAGAGTCTGGTGATTACTCAATAGGTAACTTTAAAGTTGAAGTAACAAACTCTCTAAATGATAGAATTTCAAGCAATGGAATTTATCTAGACGATCAAAAAACAGATTCTGGAAACACACCATCAGACGATTTGATGTGTGTTAAAGTATCATCTGGAAAAGCATATGTAAGAGGATTTGATATTGATAAAGTCAGTACAACTGTTTTAGATGTAGAAAAACCAAGAGATACAAGTACTGTTTCTTCTGCATTAGTTCCTTTTGAGCTAGGAAGTTTAGTAAGAGTTAATAATGTTTATGGAACTCCTTTTGTTGGAATTAATAATAATAGTAGCATAGTTTATTTACAAAATAGAAGAAAAGAAACAAATACAGTTGGAAGTGGACTAACAATTGGACAAGCAAGAGTATATACTTACAATTTAACAGAATCACCATATAGTCAACCTTCTACACAGTGGGACTTATATCTCTTTGATATCCAAACTTATACTGTTATCACTCTTAACACCTCATTAACGCCTCAACAATGCCCACAATCCTCTTACATTAGAGGTGTAAGCAGTGGAGCATCTGGATATGTTGCAGATTCAAATACAGGCGCAACAGTGACTCTTTTACAAACTGCTGGATCATTTATTGCAGGTGAACAAATATTAATCAATGAATCTTCCGAATTCAGTAGATCTATCCAAAGTGTAAAGGCTTATAATGCTGATGATATTAAATCAGTATATCAAAATAGTACTTCAATTACCACAAAACTAAAAACTGCATTTACTGCAGATTTAGTATTACAAAAGTCTGTTCCACCAGGTTTTAATGCAACTGATGCTATTTTTATTGATAACACTGGAATTGCAACTTGTGCTGGCAAGTCTTTCTTAGGAATCAGAAGTGATGCTATCATTCGTTATCAGCGTCCAGGAATTGCAACAGAAACATATAGTAGAGTTCAATATGTTTCATCTGATGGATTTACAATGAAACTAACTGGTATTACCAGTGTTGCTAATGTTTGTAATGGTGACCTTCCGATAGGAATTACAAGCACATTTAATGGACCATTTAAAATTGGTGTTCCAAAGATAAAACAAAATGATGAAGCATCTCTCTATGCTAGACTTACAAGTCAAAATATTGCATCAGTAAATTTAGGAAATTCTAATATTTTAATTAATAGTCAACTCACTGAACAATCAACATCCGCTGCTGGATCTTTGGTTGTTAATGTAAGCACAACTGGAATTAGTAGTGCATTTTTTGAAGCATTTGATTATGACAGATATTCTGTTATTTACAGTGATGGGACTATAGAATCTTTAAGATCAGATCAAGTTGTTTTTGATCTTAATTCAACACAACTTACAATTAACGGATTAAGAGCAAGTCAGACTAATAATGTTACTGTTAATACTACTGTAAGAAAAATTTCAGTTACAAATAAAGTAAAACAATTTTTAAGAAGTCAAAAACTTGATGTAACTAGAACTGTATCTGCAGCAACAGCAACTCTCTCTGGTTTATCAACAAGTCCATATTATGGAGTAAGAGTTGAAGACAGAGAAATTTCACTTAATGTTCCTGATGTTGTAAACGTTATTGCAGTTTATGAATCACTAAATCAAAATGCACCAATACTTGACAAATTGTCATTTGTTTCTGGATTGAATTTGGATACTGCAACAATTTTAGGTGAGCAGATTGTTGGAAGTACAAGTGGAGCTATTGCACAATTAGCAACAAAAGTTCCTGGAGTTAATGGAACTCAAGTTGAATTTGTTTATTTAAATGACTCTAAATTCCAAGTTGGTGAGTTAGCAACATTTAAGGAATCTAATATTAGTGCAAATATTCAAACAATAACTCAAGGTACATATCTTGACATATCCGACAGATATGATTTGGATAAAGGGCAAAAAGAACAATATTATGATTACTCAAAGTTGGTAAGAAAATTAGGATCGGCAGATCCAAAGAGAAGACTTTTAGTAATCTATAACAGATATGATGTTCCAGCTAGTGATACTGGTGACGTATTTACTGTAAATTCTTATCCATCAGAAAGATTTACTAGTGATATTCCATTCGTAATGAATGGGTCTGTAAGATCTTCCGATACTCTTGATTTTAGACCAAGAGTAGCAGACTTTACTACATATCTTTATTCTCCATTTGCATTTACTTCAAGACTGTTTGGCAATTCTACTTCAAATACAACTCCAGTTTTAACCCCAAATGAAAGTACTTTAATAGGATATTCTTATTATCTTCCAAGAATTGATAAGATTGTTTTAAACAAAGAAGGAGACTTTACTTACTTAAAAGGTTCTTCATCTTTAAATCCAAAAGCACCTCTGAATGCTGAAGAGGCAATGGAAATTGCAACGGTAACTCTACCAGCTTATCTTTATAATCCAAAAGATGCTTCAATTTCTCTTGTAGACAATAGAAGATATACTATGAGAGATATTGGAAAACTTGAAGATAGAATTGAAACTCTTGAAAAAGTAACTTCTCTTTCTCTTCTTGAAGTAGATACCAAAACCTTACAGATTCAAGATTCTGATGGTCTAACTAGATTTAAGTCTGGATTTTTTGTTGATGACTTTAAAAATAATGATTTGATTGATAAAACTGCAAAGGCAGATATCAATGTAAATAATGGGGAATTGGTTGTTCCAACTGATCGATATTCACTAAAAGCGGAGATTGCTCTTAATTCTAGTTTAAATCAGTCAACTTCAGATTTTAGTACAGATTTAGCACTTTTAGATCCAAATGTTAGAAAAACTGGAGATTTAATTACTTTAAACTATCAAGAAAAAGGATGGATTGAACAACCACTGGCATCAAGAGTTGAAAATGTCAATCCATTTAATATGGTTGAATTCAACGGAAATGTATTTTTACGTCCAGCATCAGATAGTTGGGTAAGAAATGTTTATGTACCAGGTTTTACAAGGCATGTAACTGGTGGAGGTGACTATGAATATATCGAAAATATTAAAATTGCTACTGCTCCAGAAGAATGGATGAGATCAAGGAACGTTGAATTCCTTGCAGGTGGTCTGAAGCCATTAACAACTTACTACACATTCCTAGACAGTGTTAGTGGAATTGATGTAATTCCAAAAATTCTAGAAATTCAAATGATCTCTGGAGTATTCCAAATTGGAGAAGATGTTGAAGGATTTGTTGGCGGTAAAAAAATCATTACATTTAGAGCAACAAAACCAAACCATAAAACTGGACAATATGATAATCCTTCCAGATCTTATCAAATCAATCCATATGGTGGTGGAACATCGAGCACTCAACAAACGCTACCAGATACTTATTCTGCATCATCAACGGCACTGACAATTGATACTGCGGCACTTGCAGCAGAAGCTCAAGGTAAATACTCTGGATATGTTGTTAAAGATGCGGTATTAGTCGGTAAAACAAGTCAAGCTCAAGCAAGAATTACTAATGTCAGACTAAAATCTGATAATTGGGGAGACCTTCTTGGATGCTTCTTCCTTAGAGATCCTCTAACAACACCACCACCAACTATCAGAATAGGAACTGGAGTTAAAACATTTAAAGTTACTTCGAGTTCAACTAATGCAACTCCTCTGCCAGGAAGTCTATTAATTAGTAGTGCAGAAACAAACTATACATCGACAGGCATTGTTGATACCTATAGACAAGATACGGTTGTTGTTAGAAGACCACCACCACCCCCACCAAGAAGAGGAAAAGATCCTCTTGCACAATCATTTACTGTTGATGAAACAGGAGCATTCTTAACATCTGTTGATTTATTCTTTGCAAGTAAAGATGAATCTGAGAAGTGTTATGTTGAAGTTAGAACAGTTGAACTAGGAACACCAACTAATAATCTAGTTCAAGATTTTGCAACACAAGTTTTAGAACCAAGTCAAGTTGCCATTTCAACCAATGCAACCGTTGCTACTAGAGTAACTTTCCCATCTCCTGTTTATCTGGAACCAAGAAAAGAATATGCAATTGTTGTTCTCGCACCATCTTCAAATAATTATGAGCTTTGGATTGCAAGAATGGGAGAAAAAACAGTTAATTCTCAATTCTTACCAGATGCAGAAAGTGTAATTGTTACCAAACAATATACTGGTGGTTCATTGTTCAAATCTCAAAATGGAACGATTTGGACAGCAAATCAATTTGAAGATATGAAGTTCAAGTTATATAAAGCTAACTTTACTTCTAATGATGGAACTGCTTATTTCTATAATCCAGAATTAGGATCAGATGATAACAATGTTCCAACACTTCTTCCAAATTCAATTAAAACTTTACCAAGAAAATTAAAAGTTGGAATCACAACTACCGTTGGCAATATTCTAAGTAATGTTCTTGTTCCTGGTGTTAAGGTAAGTTCTGGAACACAACCAGGACCTGTTGGATATATTGAAAAAATTGGAGGAAATATTAGTGGAACACCAGTAATTACCAATGCTGGTATTGGATATAGTAGTTCTGGTACATTTAATAATGTTCCACTGTATAATATCCTTGGATCTGGTAGTGGAGCGACTGCAAATATTGTTTTTGCAGGTAATAAAGTAAGTTCTGTTGCAATCGCAAGTACTGGTAGTGGATATGTAGTTGGTGATGTTCTTGGTATCACAACTAGTGCTGTAGTCAAAGGAACAAATGCTAGATTAACAGTTTCTTCAATTCAAGGTATTGATACTCTTTATCTGAATAATGTTCAAGGAGAAACCTTTACATCAGGAGATGCTCTAGTTTACTATACAGGTGATACTGCAACATCATTGGCAAGTACAACAATTAGAGGAACAACATCATTGATTAATGAATTAAATGATGGAAGAACTTTTGAAGTTTCCCAATACAATCACTCAATGCATTCTCCAAATAATGTCGTTGAAATAAAGAATGTAGAACCAAATACTGTCCCAACAACTCTAACATTAGCAGCTTCATCTTCAGAAACTACAATCTCTGTTGCAAGCACAATAGGATTTAATAATTTTGAAGGAATAAGCACCAGCCAAGGATATATTAAGATTAACAATGAAATAATGTATTATACCTCAATTACAGCAGGTGGTGCTGGGGCTGGATCTTTGGGAATTAGCAGTAGAGGAATTGATGGATCTGCAATTAGAAATCATAATATTAATGATCTGGTTTATAAGTATGAACTTAATGGAGTTTCATTGACAAAGATCAATAAACTACACAGTTTCCCAACTGATGCTGCTCTAAGATCCTCAAATGATATGGATAAGTATTATCTTCAAATTGATAGAGCAACTCGTGCAACTGGAAATACTCAATTAAGCTTTACTCAAGAAGCTCAAGTTGGTGGAAGTGACATTAAAGCATCACAGAATTTCCAATATGATGGAATTGCTCCTCAATTTAATATTATTGCACCAGGTCAATCAACATCAGTTTCTGCTCAGATGAGAACAATTTCTGGAACCAGTGCTGGTGGTTCTGAAGTTTCTTTCCAAGATCAAGGATTTGAACCAGTTCAGTTAAATGAGATTAATTTACTACCAACAACCAGAATTGTTTGCTCAAAAGTAAATGAAAATGCTAGATTAACAAATATTCCAAGAAATAAATCATTAACATTTGGAATAAGAATGCAAACATCTGATCCTAATCTTTCCCCTGTTATTGATACTGGTGAAGTTTCTGAGTTTGTATTCCGTAGAAGCAGACTCAATAAACCAGTTTCTAATTATGTTGTTGATGGTAGAGTAAATTCTGTAGATCAAGATCCACACTCAGCAATCTACATTTCGAATAAAGTTGATCTTGCTCAACCAGCAACTTCATTGAAGGCGATTGTTTCTGCATATAGAGACTCTTCTGCTGATTTCAGAGTTCTTTATAGATTATTCCATGCAGATTCAAATGGTGTAGACCCTGCTTATGAATTATTCCCAGGATATGATAACCTAATTGATACAAACGGTGATGGATATGGAGATGTAATTATTGATAGTAACTTAAATAGTGGAAGAGCAGATGCCTTTGTCAAGGCAAGTAGAGATAATGAATTCTTCGATTATCAGTTCACTATAGATCAACTATCGCCATTTATTGGATATCAAATTAAGATTGTTATGAATGGCACTAATGAAGCGCGTTCACCAAGATTTAAAGATCTAAGAACAATTGCACTTGCCTGATATGTTGAGAGTTGAAGGACATAAAAATCTTTACAGAGATGAAAACTCTGGAGCTATTCTGAACACTGATACTGTTGGTTATTCTGAATATGTCAAGCAAAGAGAATCTAGAAAAAAAGAAAGAGAAGAGATTAAAGATTTAAAAAATGAGATCAATGAGATTAAATCTCTTCTCAGAGCATTATTAGACAGACAATAGTAAATATAAATAAATATAGAATTTGACTGTTATAAATGGCAGCAGTATATGTCAGTAATATAGTTATTAACGCTGGGACTGACTTTAGTCAAATTTTTTCGCTTGAAAATAGCACTTCTAGTTCTAATTTGAATTTATCAAATTATTCGATGAGTGCTCAAATGAGAAAACATTCTGGAAGTAGTTCTGCTGTTGTTTTTGCTGCATCTATTTTTGATCCTAATGCAGGAAACGTTAGCATATCTCTTGGATCCACGATTACATCTACATTAAAACCAGGAAGATATGTTTATGATGTCATTATAACAGATAATGTTACAAACATAAAAACTCGTGTTGTGGAAGGTATGGCCCTCGTCAGAGAAGGAGTTACCCGATAATGGCAGACATTAGAGTTAGAGTTGGGCAACAAAATGCTATCAAGGTCGTTTCCTCTATTGCAGGAGACGTTGGAGGAAGCCTCGCAGGACTAAGTGACGTAAATGCACCATTTCTATCTGATGGGATGGTTCTTGTATATAATGCCTCAACAAATAAATGGGATGCGACTTTAGAATTAACACCAGGACTTACACAGAATTTAGACATCAACGGAGGTAGCTTCTAATGGCAAGTATCATTAGAGTTAAAAGATCTACTGGTACTAATATCCCAGGAAGTTTGCAATGGGGCGAATTAGCCTATGTGACTGGTATTGGTAGCTACGGTGGATTAAACCAATATAAAGATAGAGTTTTCATCGGAGACGATGGATCTAACGTTCTATCCATAGGTGGTCGTTACTATACATCTATGATGGAACATGCCCCAGGTAATTTGACTGGGGTAACAAATACCAGAAATAGTGATGGTGGTATTGTTGTAATTGTCGATTCAAATAGAAAGATTGATGAATGGAACGTTGACAACCTTAAAATGGATACAAATATTGTATCCAGTACTAATACCAATGGTGACATTATTATAGATCCCAATGGGACTGGAAACTTCATCTTTACTGGTGGAACATCTCAAAAATTTAGAATCAACGATGGAACGGTAGATCGTTTTGTTGTTGATACAATCACTGGATCAGTAGATTATAATCAAGGCACTTTAACATCAAATGCTCCTGTTGTAGAATCTTGGGCAACTTGGAACAATGCTGGAATTGCATTTACTGGCATAATTTTCAATGCAACTAATACAGCATCTGCAAATGGATCTAGTTTACTTAGATTAATTGCCAACGGTCAAGATGTATTTTCTGTTGGTGTAAATGGAATCACCACAACTACAGGCATTGGCACCGTTGTTTCTGGAAATGGTGGTCCTGGTAACTTCTTTGTTCAGAACTTACTCAGTGCTCAAACAACCACAACCCAAAACTTAAATATTTTAAGCTCACTGAATCTTATTGGTATCACAACCTTTACAGGAAGAATAAACCAAACTGGATTATTCTTTAACCAAGGTGGTGCTGTAATTGATAACGTTGCAATTTCTTCAAACGTAATTTCAACTAAATCTGGCGCTGGAAACCAATTATTCATTGACCCATTCCCCGATGGATTAAGCAATGAAGGAACGGTTATCATTAAAGGTGACCTTCAAGTTGATGGTACTACAATTACAGTTAACTCAACTAATGCAACTGTTAATGAACCAATTCTAAAACTTGGTGATGTTACAACTGAAAGAGTTGTAATGTCTCCAGCTCTTGCTGGTGTTAACACAATCAGGCTTGATTCTGTAGTTGGATTAAATGCGAATGATGTTGTAAGTGGATCAACTGCTCTATCAGCACAGGGATTATCAACTATTACTTCCGTTGATAGCACTAATAAGATTATTACAATTCAAAATAACCTAGCAGTTGGTGGAATTTCAACAACAACTAGATTAACGATTACTACTGGATATGATACAAACACTGATCGTGGTATTGCATATAGTTATAACACTGGAGTTGGAACTGCATCTAACAAATTAGGATTTTTTGGATACGATGATAGCACTGGATATTGGACTTATGTTCCAGATGCTACAAATACTAACAGTGTAATCAGTGGTGTTAAAGGTACTCTTGATGTTGGTGCAATTTATCTTGACTGGGCGGTATCTGGAATAAATACGAGAGGATCACTTTATTTCAACTCTGCTGGTAAAATTATCAGCACAAACTCACCAGAAACTGGATACGCAACAACTTCAAATTATGTTTTAACCACTGACGCTTCAAACGTACCAGTCTGGACAAATACCCTTGACGGAGGAACTTTCTAAAAATGGATAGTGAAATTGATGTGAATTTTTTAGTAAGCATTTATAATCAAAGATTAAATGTTTTAAATAGTCAAAATATTCTTCTAGAGGCTAAAATTCAATCATTGATGAAACAGTTTGAAGAAGAAAAAAATAAATTATTGATTAGAAATCTTGAGTTGCAAAGACAAATTGATATTCTAAATCCTGAAAAACCAACCGCAACAACTAAAGTCAAAAAAGGCGATTATGCTGAGGAGGGATAATGGCAAAGCCAAGTACCAGGCAAGAACTTATTGATTATTGTTTAAGGAAACTTGGTGCGCCAGTCCTTGAGATTAATGTTGATGAGGATCAAATTGATGATTTGGTGGATGATGCCCTTCAATATTTTAATGAAAGGCATTTTGATGGCGTTGAAAGAATGTATCTTAAATATAAAATTACAGAGAATGATGTAAATAGAGGAAAAGCAAAGGATACTACAGGTGTTGGAATAGTCACTACAACTGCAACTTCAAATATTACTGGTTACGGTCCAACTACTTTTAATTTCTACGAAACTTCAAATTATATACAAGTTCCAGATTCTGTAATTGGAATTGAAAAGGTATTTAAGTTTGATACTAGTTCAATTTCTAGTGGAATGTTTAGTATTAAGTATCAATTGTTTTTAAACGATCTCTATTATTTTAATTCTGTTGAACTATTACAATATGCAATGGTAAAAAGTTACTTAGAAGATATAGACTTTTTACTAACGACTGACAAACAGATTAGATTTAATAAAAGACAAAATCGTCTTTACTTAGATATTGACTGGGCTGCAAAGGCAGATGATACATTTTTAGTTATTGATTGTTATCGAGCTCTTGATCCAAATGACTTTAATAAAGTTTGGAATGACTCATTCTTGAAAAAATATTTAACCGCATTAATTAAAAAACAGTGGGGTCAAAATTTAATTAAATTCCAAGGAGTTAAACTTCCTGGTGGCATTGAATTAAATGGCAGACAAATTTACGAAGATGCTCTAAGGGAACTAGAAGAAATCAAGTCTGTAATGACAACCGAATATGAACTTCCACCATACGATTTTATTGGATAATGGCACTCAATCCCTTCTTTCTTCAAGGATCTCCAGGTGAACAACGTTTAGTTCAAGAGTTGATCAATGAGCAACTCAAGATTTATGGTGTGGAGGTAACTTATATACCAAGAAAAATCTTAGGAACCGATGATTTATTGGGATCTAATGATTTAAGAGAAGTTAATTTTTCAAAATTTGATGATAATTTTGCAATTGAAGCATATGTTCAGAACTATGAAGGATATGGTGGTTCTGGAGATATTCTAACAAAATTTGGAATGTCTTTAAGGGATGAAGTAACTCTTGTTATTTCAAGAGAAAGATATGAAGATTTTGTTGCCCAATTTATTAGTGGACTATCAGAAGAGGAAATTATAGTTGCATCAAGACCAAGAGAAGGAGATTTAATTTATTTTCCACTAGGACAAAGATTATTTGAAGTTAAATTTGTTGAGCATGAAAATCCTTTCTATCAACTAGGAAAAAATTATGTCTACGAACTCAAGTGTGAACTATACGAATATGAAGATGAAATACTTGATACCAGTGTAGAAGAAATAGATACTGTTCTCAAAGATCAGGGTTATATTACAACTCTGATTGTTGCTGGTTTGGGAGAAACAGCTACTGCTTCAGCGTCACTGAATAGTGCAAGTGGATATGTTAGAAAAATCTATTTAAATGATGATGGTACTGGTTATACTTCAACACCAACGGTTACGATAAGTCCATCACCTATTGGAGCAAATGCCAGCGCAGTTGCAATTACTACTAGCAAAGGTGGAGTTCTTTCAATATCTGAGATACTAATAATTAATGCTGGATCTGGTTATATTAGCGAACCAACTATAACGATAACTGGAGGTGGAGGTGCGGGTGCTGCAGCTACATGTAGTATTGAAAAGAACTTTAATGGAGTACAATCACTTTCACTCGTTAATGGTGGTTCGGGATATCCCATTGTTCCATTAATTACAATCTCAGCACCAGTTTCTGTTGGAGCAGCTGCAACAGTTTCTGTTGGATCAACGGGTGCAGTTAATGCGTTCTTTGTAACTACTCCAGGTGCAAATTATAATCCAAGTAAAACTCCAATATTAACCTTTAGTGGTCCAACTCAACCTCCAGTAGCAACTGCTACTGCAGTTGTTGGAAACTTAACTCAGGTTGGTTTGTTAACAGCATCTGACAGATATTTGAACACGGAACCAAATAATGATGCTGAATTTGGACGCAGTGTTGCCATAAGTACATCTCATTATCTTGTCGGTGCTCAAAACTTTAATCCATCAACGAGAAATGGTAGAGCATATTTAACAAATAGAAGCACAAACACTACATCAATTTTAATACCAAGTACACCAATCAATAATGGTTATTTTGGTGCGGCAGTTGGAGTTGCAGGTACTATAGTCGTTGTCGGAACCCCTGGAGGCGTTGGTGGGGCAGGTGGGGTAGTTTACCTGTATAATACCTCAGGCACTGCTGGAGCAGCAGCAGGCATCAGTACAAGTGATTATATCACGGCAGCATCTGGTTATTTAACTTCTAATAATTTGGGTCAATCAGTTGGTATTGCAGGAACAACAATTGTTGCTGGAGCACCAGCATCCACTCAACTCGCCCCATTACTAGATCAGATAGGAGCACTTTATATTTTCCAACCAAGAGCATCAGGTCGTTATACCCAAAGTGCATTTATCAATGCTTCAGATAAGCAATCAAATGCAAACTTTGGATATTCTGTTGGTATTGCTGGCACAACAATTGTTGTTGGAGCACCAAATCATGATAATGCAGGAATTACAACAAATTCAGGCCAAGCATATGTTTTCCAAACTAATTCAAGTGGAGTTTGGACGCAAGTTGGCATTCTGAGTGCTAGTGATAGACAAGCAAATGGGTATTTTGGATATTCTGTTGGTATTGCTGGTTCTACGATTGTTGTTGGAGCACCAGGACAATCTAGAGCTGGATTTGCGGTGACTGCTGGACAAGCATATGTATTCCAACCAAATGGTACTGGTACGTGGACTCAGGTTGGTATTCTTACTGCTAATGATGTATCTCAGGGAGAATATGCAGCGTTTGGTTCCTCCGTTGCTATTGATGGAAGAGTAATTGTAGTTGGTGCTTATGGTAAGAATGCAGGATCTGGAATTGGATCCACAAGCGGAAAAGTATATTCGTTCGAGTTTACTTCTGATGGAACAATTCGCCAAACTGGAGGAACATTCTCAACAGGATCTCCAGATAATACATTACTTGGATACTCAGTTTCTATTGCAGGAACAACTATTTTAGCAGGAGCACCAACAGGAACAATTTCTGGAACTCCTGGAAATATTAACTATACAACAGGAGTTGCTTCTACAACTCTTGATTCTGCATATCTATTTGATTACACTCCAACTAAAACAATAAGTTCAATTATTGTCAATTACGGATCAGTTGGTTATTCAACTGCACCAACGGTCACAATTTCTGCACCAAATAATGTTGGATTAGGAACTACAGTTGCTGTTGCATCTGCAATTATTGGCGTTGGTGGAGTTATTGCTGGATTTACAATTTCAAATCCAGGTACTGGATATACAGTTGCACCAACTGTTACGATTTCTCAACCAACACTTTCTGGGTTACAAACCGCAACTGGATATGCAGTAATTGGATCTTCTGGAACTGTAACGGGATATATTTTAACAAATCCAGGGTTTGGTTATACACTAGCACCAACAGTAAGCATTGCAAATACCTTTGCTGATAAGATTGGTCTTAATACTGCCGTTGCTGTTGCTTATGTTAATTCTTCTGATCAAGTTTCTGGAATTAGAATTGTAGATCCTGGAAATGGATATACATCTGCACCAACTGTCACAATTTCTAATCCACCAAGAATTAGTGGAATCGGAACATATGAGTTTAATGAACTTATAGTTGGAGAAAATTCAAGAACAACAGCAAGAGTTAAGTCTTGGGATGCAGATACTAGAACTCTAAAAGTTGGTATAAATAGTGGAACCTTTTATGAAGGAGAAGATGTTGTTGGAGCAGCATCTTCTGCGGTTTATGTTGTTTCTTCATATGATCAAACAGATATTTACGATCCTTATGAAGAAAATGATGAGATAGAAAATATTGCTGATCAAATTGTAGACTTTTCTGAATCAAATCCATTTGGAGCATATTAATGTTAGGGAATTATTTTTATCATCAAATCATTAGAAAAACTATAGTTTCTTTTGGAACTGTATTTAACCAAATCCACATTCATCACTATGATGATGCTGGAAACAAAACTAGTGATATGAGAGTTCCCTTGGCATATGGTCCAAGACAAAAATTTCTTGCTAGATTAGAGCAGCAACCAGAATTAAATAAACCAATTCAAATTACATTGCCAAGAATGTCATTCGAAATGAATTCTTTGCAATATGATGCAACTAGAAAAACGGGAGTTACACAAACATTTAAAGCAGTTTCTGGAACAAACTTAAAAAAAGTTTTTATGCCTGTTCCATATAATATTGGAATAGAATTAAATATTCTTACAAAACTAAACGATGATGCTTTACAGATTGTGGAGCAAATTCTTCCATTTTTTCAACCAGCATTTACAATTACAGTTGATCTTGTTGAATCCATCGGTGAAAAAAGAGATATTCCAATTGTTTTAGATTCAATCAAATTTCAAGATGATTATGAGGGAGATTTCTCCACAAGAAGAGCTTTAATTTATACTTTACAATTTACTGCTAAAACATATCTCTTCGGTCCAATTGCAGATACAACCGATGGTCTGATTCGTAAGGTTCAGGTTGATCAATTTAGTTCAACTAATAGAACGAATGCTAGAAGAGAAATGAGATATACGGTAACTCCCAAAGCCCTTCAAGATTATGATGCTGATAACACAACGTTTATTACAGATCCAATTAGTGATTTTACAGATACAATCCCAGTAAATGATTCTTCACTTCTTCAAATTGGAAATAGAATTGTTATTGATTCTGAAACAATGTTGATTACAAATATTGCTGGTAATAATATTGTTGTTCAGAGAGGATATGAAGGAACAACTGCAGCAACTCACGTTGATAACTCATTCATTAATGTTTTAACAGCGGCAGATAATCTTCTGATTGAACCAGATGATGACTTTGGATTTAATGAAAACTTTACTTATTTCTCGGATTCTAGAACTTATAGCCCAACACGTGGTATAGATATTTAAGTAATTATAAATTATGTCAAATATGTTTGATAATCTTGATAAGGCATTTTCAACTGAAAGTGATATAGTTCCTGTTGAAGAAAAATCGGTCGAGATAGAAGTTGTCAATAAAGAATCATCTGAAGACATAAAAAAAGATTACGACTACACACGTGCAAATTTATATTCATTAATTGAAAAAGGTCAAGAAGCAATTAATGGAATATTGGAACTTGCAGGAGAAGGGGGAAGTCCTAGAGCATATGAAGTTGCTGGTCAATTGATTAAAAGTGTTGCAGATACAACAGATAAACTAATGGATCTGCAAAAGAAATTAAAAGACGTTGAGCAAGATACTGTTAAAACAACTAATAACGTTACAAATAATGCATTATTTGTTGGATCAACATCTGAGTTATCAAAGATACTCAAACAAGGTTTTCTAAATAATAAGGAGTAATCTACTTTTTCAATGAGTTGGTCGGAAAAATATAAGCGATCTATTGATTGTGATAATCCAAAAGGATTTTCACAGAGAGCTCACTGTCAAGGTCGAAAGAAAAAATTGAAAGAGCAATTAAAACCATTTAAGTCAGTTGAACAGATTGCAAAAAAGCATCGTCTTGATGTTTCTTTCATTCAAAGGCAACTTGATATGGGTGAACCAATTGAACATGAACACACAAAAGATCATAAGTTGGCGATGGAGATTGCCCTTCAGCATTTAGATGAAATTCCAGATTATTATACTCGTTTGAAAAAGATGGAAGCATCTGCTAAAAAAGAGCATAAAAAATTTAAAGATGTAAAAGAACATTGTGGTTGTGAAGATAATGCTGTGGAAGAACTTGAAGATCAATTAAAAGATCTAAAAGACACTTCTTATGATTCAATTGATAAATTAATGCGTCGTATTATGAAAAAGCATGATATGACCGCAAAGCAATTACATAATGCATTTGTAGATAAAAATGGAAAAACTCCAGATGATTGGATTGAAGATCTGGAAGAAGGAACTTTACACCACTGGTTTAGAGGTTCTCGTTCTAAGGGTGGCAAACCAGGTTGGGTTCAAGCAGATGGTTCTCCTTGTGCTAATGAACCTGGAGAAACTAAAACTCCAAAATGTTTTAGTAGCGGCAGATTAAAATCACTCAAAAGAAAAGGTAAAAAAGGATTAGCGTTAATAAAATCAGCAGTTAGACGTAAAAGACAAAAAGATAAAGGGCAACAAGCAAAATCTGGAGCAGCAGCGCCAACTAATGTTCCAACTTTTGCAAAGGGTAAAAAAGATCCAAATTATGTAAAAGCAGAACCAGGAATTAAAGAAGCAATGGAACTTAACGAAGCAAAAAAAGACAAGCCTGGAAAAGGAAGTGGAACTAAGGATGCTTGCTACCATAAAGTTAAAGCAAGATATGACGTTTGGCCAAGTGCATATGCATCTGGAGCACTTGTAAAATGTCGTAAAGTTGGCGCAGATAATTGGGGAAATCAATCAGAAGAAACTCAAATGATCAGATATTGTCCAAAGTGTCAAAAAGATGAGACACGTTCAGAATGCAAATATGGTCCAAAATATTGGGATATGTTTTCTATTCCATCTTCATTAACTGGATTGAGTGCAAATCAAATAAAATATGATCCAAATAGACCTCATCCAGCAAATGAAGCCTATGATCATGAGTATTCAATGGCTCGCTCAGAACTTTCAACAATTATTGCTGCTGCAAAAAGATTGAAGAAAAAAATTGGAAAGGGTGAAGGTAGTCTTGAGGCATGGGTTCAATCAAAGATTACCAAAGCAGCAGATTATATTGATACTGCTGCTGATTATGTTGATAGTGGTGAGATGAGTGAGGGTATTATTGATACTCTTGCTGCAAAAGTTGGACCTGTTATTGATAAAGGTGTAAACGCTGTTTTTGGAAAACCAAAAGTAACTATTAAAGAACCTAAAGTTACTCCTTCACCCACTTCTGGTTATCCAAATAAAGCAGTTCCAGAACCAGCATCTAATAGATTTTTAAGACCTGCTCCTTCTCCATCTCCAACCCCATCATCTTCAGCACAACCACAACAAAAAAATTATGGAAATGTTGGATCAGTTGGAAATGTGGGCGGAAATTTAAGATATGTTATGGATAAAGCAAAAGAAAGAAATAAGATACTAAATCAACAAAATTCTTATCAACCAGAAGGAGATCTAATTGACGAAGCAGGTAAAAAGTGTTGGACTGGTTACAAGAAGAAAGGTACACAAGAATTATTTGGTAAGAAATATAATCGTTGCGTTAAAGAAGGATATTCAAACTGGAGAGAAGAACTTGGTTTAACTGAAGATTGGCAGTCAGTCAATCGTAAAGATAAAACTGATGGTCTCAGCCAGAAAGCAGTTGATGCTTATCGCCGCGAAAACCCAGGTTCAAAACTACAAACGGCAGTAACAGAGAAAAATCCAAAAGGTAAGAGAGCTAAGCGTCGTGCCAACTTCTGTCGCAGAATGAAAGGAATGAAATCTAAACTAACCTCTGCTAAGACAGCAAGGGATCCTGATAGCAGGATAAATAAAGCACTAAGACGTTGGAATTGTCGCTGATGAAATTCGATCCCGATGATATCTCTTTAGAGAATCTAACTAAAAACTTTGAGTATACAAAGATTGCACGTGAGATTGATTCTTGTGATGATCTTGAATATATGAAAAATGTTGCAAAGTGCTATGTAAAACTTTATTTCAAAACACAAGAAACAATCGCAGCAATGGTCAAATGAAATCATTCAAAGAATTTCTATCAGAAAGCATTAATATTGCTGGTGATTTCAACGGTAATCTTTACGTTAATAGTTCCGAAACACAATCGGAACCAGTTGGGGAATCTTTTCTTGCAGATATAATGTGGCAAGGAAAAATATATCGCCTTGAAGTTGAGGGTAAAATGATGGATAAAAACTCTCTAACAGAACAAATTCAAGGTGAATATCCTGGCGCGATTGTTCATAATGTTTATCCATTAACACAAAATTCTGTAAAAATTAAAAACGCACAGAGGTATAAGCCTGAAAGTTTAAATTGGGGTGATTGATTTATGGCTCAGTTTAATAAGAATGAACAGGATTTCCTAAATCAGGAAAGAACTCTTTTTGAAGTGAATATGATTGCCAATAAAAATGGCAATGTTGTTACAACAAGTAATCCATTTCCAGTTACTGGAGATCTACAGATATCTGGTCAGGAATATACAAGTAAAAATAGAGCTAAAGTATCTCCATATCAAACGGTATTTTTCAATACTTTCCAGTATGGTCTAGAGACTGATGTATGGGAGACATCAATCGTAGGTATTGCTTCTGCAGTTCATAATCCCAATGCATCCAATGTTACAATGTCTGTTGGAGTCACAACAGGTTCCAAAGTGATCCGACAAACCAGGACTGTAATGAGATACATTCCTGGCAGAACATCTACAATATCTTTTGCAATTCGTTTAGAAGCTCCAGTGGTAGGAATTCGTAGAAGATTTGGAGTTTTTGATGAGAGAAATGGTGCTTTCTTTGAGGACGATGGTGGAACATATTCTTGCGTTATTCGTAGTTCTACAACAGGAATTACATCAGAAACAAGAATAGTCAGAGATAACTGGAATGGAGACAAATTAGATGGTTCTGGACCTAGTGGTATAATTGCAAATCCAGTTCCACAACAGATGATTAATATTGAATATGAGTGGTATGGTGCAGGTGAAGTAAAATTTACTTTTACGATTGATGGAGAAACTCACATAATTCATAGATTCCAACATGCAAACAGAATAAATCAATTATGGTGCGGAACTCCATTTTTACCAATTCGTTGTGAACTTGAGAATGTAACTGGTGTTGCAGGAACTCATTACATGTATCAGGGTTCTAACTCACTTTCTCAAGAAGGAGAACCAGAGAAACTTGGAACTCTTGTCAGTCAAGGTAATGCAATTACTGGAACTACAATGTCAGTTGCAAATACTTTTTATCCAATTCTCAGTCTTCGCCTTAAACCAAGTTGTCTGAGTGGAGTTGTTCTTCCAAGATCAATTCAGGTATCTACGAATGATAACACTAACATTTTCTGGAGATTAATTGAGAACCCAACTCTAGTCGGTGCAGCATTTACTGATCATGCAAACCCAGATGCAATTACTCAATATGATACCACTGCAACTTCTTTCACTGGTGGTAAAGTTCTTTTAAGTGGATTTGTTGTTGGTGGTGGAGGAAGTCAGGTAGTTATTGATGATAAAGCGCAATTACAGATTGGTAGAAGTGGTATTGGAACAATTAGCGATATTTACACTCTTGTGTGTGCCTCACCTAACGCTAACAAGGCAGCACTTGCAATTATTAACTGGTTGGAACAAAGGTAATTAATTATGTCTGATGATGTTTACTTAGGTAATCCGAACCTCAAGAGGGCAAACACGCCTATTGAGTTTACGGAAGAAAATATTCTAGAATTTGTAAAATGCAAAAGTGATCCTGTTTACTTTGCAAAAAACTATATAAAGATTGTAACTCTTGATCATGGATTACAACCTTTTAAGATGTATCCATTTCAAGAGAAGTTGATCAAAAACTTCCACAATCACAGATTTAATATCTGTAAGATGCCTCGCCAGACAGGTAAATCAACAACTTGTGTTTCGTATTTGTTACATTATGCCATCTTTAACGATAACGTTAATATAGCTATATTGGCGAACAAAGCATCTACTGCAAGAGATCTTCTCCAAAGATTACAACTTGCTTATGAGAACTTGCCAAAGTGGATGCAACAAGGTATTTTATCTTGGAATAAAGGTTCTCTAGAACTCGAAAATGGATCCAAAATTTCAGCAAACTCTACATCTTCATCTGCTGTCAGAGGCGGATCGTATAATATCATCTTTTTGGACGAATTCGCTTTCATCCCGAATCACATTGCTGACGACTTCTTTGCCTCTGTTTATCCTACTATTTCTTCTGGTCAAAGCACAAAGGTCATCATAGTTTCCACGCCACGTGGAATGAATCATTTCTACCGCATGTGGCATGATGCGGAAAGAGATAAAAATGAATATGTCCCAACAGAAGTTCACTGGTCTGAAGTTCCAGGAAGAGATGATAAGTGGAAAGCACAAACCATTGCAAACACATCAGAACAACAGTTCCGTGTTGAGTTTGAGTGTGAGTTTCTGGGATCAGTCGATACACTGATCAACCCAGCTAAACTTAGAACTCTCGTTTATGATGATCCAATAAAAAGGAATAAAGGATTGGATGTTTATTTGAATCCAATTGAGGAGCATAATTATCTCATTACAGTTGACGTTGCTCGTGGAGTTGGTAGTGATTATTCTGCATTCATAGTTTTTGATATTACAAACTTTCCATATAGAGCAGTTGCAAAATACAAAAACAATGAAATAAAACCAATGCTATTCCCAGCAATTATTCACCAAATTGCAAAAGCATATAATGATTCTTGGGTTTTGATTGAAGTTAATGACATTGGAGATCAGGTAGCAAATATTCTTCACTTTGATCTTGAATATGATAATGTTTTGATGTGTGCAATGAGAGGTCGTGCAGGTCAAATTGTTGGATCTGGATTTAGTGGTAAAAAATCCCAACTTGGTGTCCGCATGACATCTGCTGTTAAAAAATTAGGATGCTCTAATTTAAGAACTTTGATTGAGGATGATAAACTTGTAGTTAATGACTATGATATTATTAGCGAGCTAACTACATTTACTCAACGCCATAATACTTTTATGGCAGAAGAGGGATGTAACGATGACCTTGCAATGTGTCTTGTTATTTTCTCTTGGTTAGTTGCTCAGCAATACTTTAAAGAAATGACGGATAATGATGTCCGTAAGAGAATTTATGATGAGCAAAAAAATCAAATAGAACAGGATATGTCACCTTTTGGATTTATCTCAGATGGATTTGAGGATACTGAAGAAATAACTGTTGATGTTGCTACTGGTGACAAATGGTTATTTGCAAAAGCAAAGAGTGAAATTGAAACAATGGAAATTTGGAACGTTGATGAATATGGGGATAGATCTTATATGTGGGATTACAGATAATGGAATTTGATTTTGATGATCAAATGGAGTTGGAGCATATATTATTTTTTGATAGAAAATGTCGTGTTTGTGGAAAGGTAAAAAATTTAATGAATGATTTTTATCTAACTCGTAAAAATAAAGGAGCATTCCCATCTGCGTATTCTTACGAGTGTAAAAATTGCACAATAGATAGAATTCAAAAAGATAGGAAGAAGAAAATTTTGAATACTGAGTGGCAATATCCCGATTGGTAAACGTTCACGCATCGTTTCCCCGTTGAAAGTAACCTTTTTCATAAATAATTTCAGATTAATTTGGATTCGGAGAAGTAAAGATGCCACTCAATTTAGCATCTCCTGGAATCGTTGTTAGAGAAGTTGACTTAACCGCAGGTAGAGTAGATGCCGTATCTGACAAGATTGCGGGTATTGTAGCTCCATTTGCACAAGGACCTGTAGAACTACCAACACTGGTTTCAAACGAGCAAGGTTTACTAGACGTTTTTGGAACTCCATATGCTACGGATAAGCACTATGAGAGTTGGATGGTTGCATCATCTTATCTTGCATATGGCGGTCAGTTAAGAGTTGTAAGATCAGATGATGATGATTTAAGAAATGCTTTTGTTGGCGCTGGAAGTAGCGTTAAAATTAAGAGCCAAGAGCATTATGTTCAACTTGGATATGATGAGAATACCAATAGCAATTTCCTATTTGCTGCAAAAAACCCTGGTGGTTGGGCAAATGATCTTGTAGTAGCAATTATTGATGCAGAAGTAGATCAACTTCTAACTGGAGTTACCACAACAGGATATGCAGTTGGATTGGGTGTTACTCAAACTGCTGCTGGATTAGCAAATATTGGTATTGGAACTACAAGCCAACTTGATGGTTATCTAAAAGGAGTTATTACTCAAGTTAATGCTGGTAGCATTGGCGTTAAACTTCTTGCAAGAGTATCTGCTGCAGGAACAGAAACTGCAGTTGATTACCAAGAATCTGGAACATATCGCTTTAGAAGCGGTCTTGCAATTGGTGTTGGTAATACATTATCAGGTGCATCTACTGCAACACCAACTGGAACTCTCGATTGGTTCAATCAACAATCGATCACACTATCAAATAGCACCACAATTGCTTGGAATACAATTGCAGATGCACCTGGAACTTCCGCATTTGCTGCAGCAAGAGGTGGTAGATTTGATGAAGTTCACGTTGTTGTTATTGATGACAAAGGAAAAATCAGTGGAAACGCTGGAACTATCCTAGAAAAACACCTTAGCCTATCTAAAGCAAAGGATGCTGAATTCTCAACAGGAAGTCCTTCTTACTGGAGAAAGTATCTAGAGGTTAACTCAAATTATCTATTCGCTGGATCACAACCACACGCTGCTGTTGGTGGTGTTACAACTTGCTCTTTCAGTGCAGCAAGTGTTGGTGCTACAACTTTAAGCCTTGCATCAGATACTGGTTGGGATCAAAATGCTTCTGGTGTTTCTTTCGGATGTCATGGTGCTAGCACACTGAAACTACTTGGTGGTCTAAACTATAATGGCCAAACTGGAATCACAACTGCTGGATCTTTAACTGCTCCAATCGGAAACCTTTCAAATGGATATGCTCTATTTGAAAATACTGATAACTATAAGGTAGATTTCTTACTGATGGGTTCTGCAGCATATTCGAAAGAAAATGCCCAAGCATTAGCAAACAAACTGATTTCCGTTGCTGAAGTAAGAAAAGATTGTCTAGCGTTTATTTCACCATATAGAGGTGCTGCTTTAACTGATACTTCATCACAAACAGCAGTTACTGTTAACTCCGATGCTGATATCACCGATAATGTGATTTCATTCTATTCACCAATTACATCATCATCTTATGCGGTGTTTGACACTGGTTATAAGTACATGTATGATAGATTTAATAATGTATTCAGATATGTTCCTCTAAATGGGGATCTTGCTGGAACGTGTGCAAGAAATGATATTAATAACTTTGCATGGTTCTCACCTGCAGGAACTACAAGAGGATCAATCCTCAATGCAGTTAAACTTGCATATAACCCATCGAAGACTCAGAGAGATCGCCTCTATAGCAATAGAATCAATCCAGTAATTTTCTCGCCTGGATCTGGTATTGTTCTCTTTGGTGATAAAACTGCACTTGCAAAAGCATCTGCATTTGATCGCATCAACGTTCGCAGACTGTTTATCTATCTTGAAAATGCAATTTCTGCGGCAGCAAAAGATCAACTCTTCGAGTTTAACGATGAAATCACAAGAACCAACTTCGTAAATATCGTTGAACCATTCTTACGCGATATTCAGGCGAAGAGAGGAATCTTTGATTATGTTGTAGTTTGTGATTCTACAAACAATACTGCTGCAGTGATCGACAACAATGAATTTGTTGCTGATATCTACATCAAACCAGCAAGATCAATCAACTTCATTGGTCTAACCTTTGTTGCCACCAGAACTGGTGTTGCTTTTGAAGAAGTAATTGGAAACGTTTAATTAATTTAGAGGTAAAAAACCATGGCAACCAGGACTCAATTAAATCCACCTCCATTAAGAAAAATTACCGACTTCAAAAGTAAGCTCACAGGTGGTGGAGCTAGAAGTAATCTGTTTGAAGTTGTGCTTTCATTCCCAGATGTTGCACCAGCTGATGCAAACGTTCTAGATAAATCTAGATTTCTTGTAAAAGCAGCCGCTCTACCAGCATCAACCGTTGCAGCACTTCCTGTTATGTTTAGAGGTCGTACTCTAAATGTTGCAGGTGATAGATCATTCGAAAGTTGGTCAGTTACGGTTATTAACGATACTGATTTTGCAATCCGTTCTGCATTTGAGAACTGGATGAACAAAATCAACAGAGTTTCTGATAACACTGGTGTTACTGATCCAGCTGCGTATCAAGCAGATGCTTATATCTATCAATTAGATCGTAGCGGTGACACTTTAAGAGCATATCATTTCTATGATATTTTCCCAACCAACATCTCATCCATTGATCTTTCATATGATTCTGAGAATTTGGAAGAGTTCAGAGTAGAATTCCAAATCCTCTGGTGGGAAGCTGTTAAAGGTAACGCTGCTTCTGCAGGTGGTATCGATATCAACTAAATAGAGAATAATAAGTCAATCAATCTATAATATGGCAAAACTTTTTGGTTTCTCAATTAATGATCAAAGTGACGATACATCGAAATCATTAGTTGCCCCCGTCCCGCCTAATAATCAGGACGGGGTTGATTATTATATTCAAAGTGGTTTTTATGGTTCTTATGTTGATATTGAAGGTGTCTATAGAACCGAATTTGATTTAATTAGAAGATATAGAGAAATGGCATTGCACCCTGAGTGTGACAATGCCATTGAAGATGTTGTTAATGAAGCAATAGTTAGTGATCTCTACGATTCTCCTGTAGAGATTGAACTATCAAACTTAAATGCTAGTGATAAGTTAAAAGAAAAAATTAGAGACGAATTCAAGTATATTAAAGAAATGCTTGACTTCGATAAAAAGTGTCACGAAATTTTTAGAAATTGGTACGTTGATGGAAGACTTTTTTATCTTAAAGTAATCGATCTCAAGAATCCTCAACTTGGAATTCAGGATTTGAGATATATTGATCCGATGAAGATGAAATATGTTCGTCAAGAAAAGGCATCAGATCAAAATAAAATTAATGCAATATATCAAAAATCGAATCCAGATAAAGTAGTTACTCCAGAAATTGAAGAATACTTCATCTATACACCAACACCAAATTATCCATCTGGTGCTTTAGCAGGATCTGCAAAAGGATCAGTAAAAATCGCAAAAGATGCGGTTACTTATTGCACTTCTGGATTAGTTGATAGAAATAAAAATACTGTTCTTTCATATCTCCACAAAGCGATCAAATCTCTCAATCAACTCAGAATGATTGAAGATTCTCTGGTTATCTATCGTTTATCTCGTGCTCCAGAAAGAAGAATTTTCTATATTGATGTCGGCAATCTTCCTAAGGTAAAAGCAGAACAATATCTTAAAGATGTTATGATGCGTTATCGTAATAAACTTGTTTATGATGCTAATACTGGTGAAGTTCGTGATGATCGTAAATTCATGTCCATGTTGGAAGATTTTTGGCTCCCAAGAAGAGAAGGTGGTCGTGGAACAGAAATTACTACACTCCCTGGTGGACAGAATCTTGGGGAACTTGCTGATATTGAGTATTTCCAAAAGAAACTTTATAGATCACTTGGAGTTCCAGAATCAAGAATTGCAGCCGATGGTGGATTTAATCTAGGACGTTCATCAGAAATTCTCCGCGATGAACTTAAGTTTGCTAAGTTTGTTGGTCGTTTAAGAAAGCGTTTTGCAAATCTTTTTAATGATCTTCTGAAGACACAATTGATCTTAAAAAATATTGTTAGCCCAGAAGATTGGAAGTTGATGAGTGATCATATCCAATATGATTTCTTATATGACAATCAGTTTGCAGAATTAAAAGAATCCGAACTTATAAATGGACGATTAAGTACGCTAGCAACAATAGAACCATATATTGGAAAATATTTTTCAACAGAATACGTGCGTAAGAAAATTCTTCGCCAAACTGATGCGGAGATTATTGAGATTGATAATCAAATCAATGATGAGATTGAAAAAGGAATTATTCCAGATCCAAGTTCTGTTGATCCAATTACTGGACAACCATTACCGCCACAAGGAGAACAACCAATGGATATGGGAGCTGGTGATTTAGGTCAAAATCCATCTTCTGATATTGGACAAGTTCCATCCGAACCAAATCTTGAATCTCAAGGTGCAGCAACAGATGCACAAATGCAAAAAGATACTAAAAAGGCTGAGATATAAATAACTTATAGACAATAATATCAATTTTATGGAAGAACTTATCGATTTGATTGCAACAGGATCTTCTGCATCCAATGTTAGTGACAAGATTAAGGAACTTTTGTACGCTAAAGCTGCTGAAAAAGTTAATCTAACTAGACCTGATGTTGCCGCTTCTTTATTTGGACAACCTGAAGTGAGTACTGATGAATACACCGAGGATGAAGAATAATGGCGATAAAACTTGTACAAAATGTAAGCAGGGTTTCACCAACAGTTTCTGCAGCTGCAACCAGTAATCCCATTGCCCTAAAAAGCGGATATATTAGAGTATCCACAGGAGCAACTGGAGTATATGTAGAGACTGGTGGGAATCCTATTGTGTCAGTAAATTCTTTCCACGTTCCACCATATAGTGCTGAAGTTTTGAAAGAAAGAATTGCAAAACAACAAATTGCTGGGATAACTACTGGAACTTCAACAGTAGTTAGATTTTCAGAAAATGCAGGAAATCCATTTATAGTTGGTGATTATGTAACTATTGAAAATGCTCAACCAGCAGGTATTAATACTGTTCATCAACTAGTAAGTGCAACAACAGATTCTACTGTAACAATTTCAACTAATACATCATCAATTGTTGGTGTTATTACATATTTGGGTGCAACATTATCGAGAAGTGTAAAGGTTGGATCTCTTGCTGAGGCATCTGGAACAAATCTCAGCATTACAGAAATAGTTCAATTAGTCTCAGAATAAAAAAAATGAAACTCATCACAGAAGAAATCCAAAAGGTAGAATTTATCGTTGAAGGCAAAGGTGCCGCTAAGAAAATGTATATTGAAGGTGTATTCCTTCAAGGCAACATTTGTAATCGTAATGGTAGAATGTATCCTATGGAAACTCTTGCCCGTGAGGTAAAGAGATATGATGAAAGCTTTATTCAAAAAGGACGTGCTCTTGGTGAACTTGGACATCCTGATGGTCCAACCGTAAACCTTGATCGTGTTTCACATAAAATTGTTTCACTTACTCAAGAAGGAAACAATTTCAGGGGTAAAGCACAATTGCTGGAAACGCCAATGGGTAAGATTGCTAAATCACTCATCGATGAAGGTGTTTGTCTTGGCGTTTCTTCTCGTGGTGTTGGTTCACTCAAGATGACCAATGAAGGTCATAAAATTGTTGGTGAAGATTTCATGTTAGCAACTGCTGCTGATATCGTTGCCGATCCTTCTGCACCTGACGCTTTTGTTCAGGGAATTATGGAGGGTAAAGAATGGGTTTGGGATGGTGGAATTCTTCGTGAAAAACTCGCTGAGCAAACACAAAGAAGAATCAATACTCTTGTTGATCAAAAAAGACTTGAAGAGCACAAGTTGAATTTATTCAACGAGTTTCTTTCAAATCTATAATTTATAAATAAATATAGATTATATACAAAGATCTAAAACAAATGTCCGTTGGTAGAAATTTACAAGAAATGGAAAACGTAGTAACCAAAGGGGCTGCACCTGCCGAACCAATGCAAACTGGTACTGGGGCTATTACTCCAGGTCAAACTGGCGCTTGGGAAGATCTCGGCGGTCCTACTCCACAAGATTATACAAATGAGCCCAATGGCTCAGCAAAACTAAAGGATCCTTCAGCAACTCTTGCTCAAGTTAGAGATGTTGTAAATGCTAAAGCTGTTAAAGCCGAAGCAGTTAAAGAAGAAACTGAGGAAGAAGAAGATCTCGTCGACGAAGAAGTAGTTGATGGAGACGAAGAGGTATCTGCTGAAGAAGTTGAAGAAGAAGTAGTTGCTGAAGATGCCAACGAGAACACAGAAGAAGAGTTTGACATCGAAGAAGATGTTAATGCTCTTCTTGAAGGTGAAGAGCTTTCTGAAGAATTCCAAGAGAAAGCACGCACCATCTTTGAAGCAGCAATCAAATCAAGAGTTGCTGAAATCAAAGAATCACTTCAAGAGTCATATGCAGCAGCTCTTGTTGAGGAACTTGAGACGATCAAGTCCGAACTTACAGATAGAGTTGATGCATACCTAGAGTATGTTGCTGACGAGTGGATTTCTGAAAATGCACTCGCAGTTGAGCACGGTCTTAAGACCGAAATGACCGAATCATTCCTTCAAGGAATGAAGAGTCTTTTTGAAGATCATTATGTTTCAATCCCTGAAGATAGATATGATGTAATCGAGAGCATGGTAGATAAACTTGATGAAATGGAATCAAAACTCAACGAGCAAATCGAAAGAAACGTTGCTCTTAATAAGAGATTAGCAGAGTCGGTTGCCGATGTAATCTTTGCAGATGTCACTGAGGGTCTTGCACTTTCTCAGAAGGACAAACTCGCTTCTCTAGCAGAAAATGTTGAGTTTGAAAGTGAAGCAGACTATCGTGAGAAACTAGAAACACTGAGAAATTCTTATTTCCCAGCAAATACTAGTGCTCCTAAAAACGTAACTGAGAATCTTTCAGAAGAAGTAGCACAAGGAGAGATGATTGAAGAATCATACTCACCATCCATGAGTGCATATCTTTCGATGTTAGGTAAAGTTGCTAAAAAGTGATTTTTAGATTATAAAAACTCAAACAAATAACACTTTTTTTCCAAAGAGGTAAAACAAATGCAAATGTTCAATGCAGAACATCTGCAGGAAAAGTGGGCACCACTGCTAGACTATACAGGTCTTGATCCTATTAAGGATTCACATCGCAGAATGGTAACCGCTGTCCTGCTCGAAAACCAAGAAAACGCAATTCGTGAAGAGCGTGAGTTCCTTTACGAAGCACCAACCAACGGAACAGCTTCAGGTGCTAGTGGCGCTGGTTTTGGTGGTAGCGCACAAGGATTCAGCGCAGGTCCTACCGCAGGTTTCGACCCTGTTCTGATCAGCCTAATCCGCCGTTCAATGCCAAACCTGATCGCTTACGATCTTTGTGGCGTTCAACCAATGAACGGTCCTACTGGACTGATCTTTGCAATGCGCTCACGCTACAGAAACCAAAGCGGAGCTGAGAGCTTCTACAACGAAGTTGATTCAGCATTCTCTGGTCAAGATAGCGGATTCAATGAGGTTAACGGATATACTGACGGTACAGTTGGTATGGGTACTACCGCACAAGGCGGAAGCAACCCATCAATCCTTGATCCTTCTAACCAAACTGCTAACGCTGCAAGTGGCGCTAACCAGTATAACGTTGGTCAAGGACTCAGAACTGATTCTGCTGAATCTCTTGGAGAGAGCGATCAGTTCAACCAGATGGCATTCTCGATCGAGAAAGTCACTGTTACCGCTAAGTCACGTGCTCTGAAAGCTGAGTACAGCCTAGAACTGGCTCAGGACCTCAAGGCAATCCACGGTCTGAATGCTGAAGCGGAATTAGCAAACATTCTCTCAACTGAGATTCTTGCTGAAATCAACCGCGAAGTTATCAGAACCATCTATAAGGTTGCTGAACCAGGTGCTCAGGTTAACACCGCTACTGCTGGTACTTTTGACCTCGACGTTGACTCCAACGGTCGTTGGTCGGTTGAGAAGTTCAAGGGTCTGATCTTCCAGATCGAGCGTGATGCAAACGCTATCGCCCAGAGAACTCGTAGAGGAAAGGGTAACATGATCCTCTGCTCTGCTGACGTTGCTTCGGCACTCACCATGGCAGGTGTTCTTGATTACACCCCTGCTCTCAACGCTAACCTCCAAGTCGATGATACTGGCAACACCTTCGCTGGTGTTCTCCAAGGTAAGTATCGTGTATATATTGACCCATATTCGGCAAACGTTGCTGCAAACCAGTTCTACGTTGTCGGTTATAAGGGTTCCAGCCCATATGACGCTGGTCTCTTCTATTGCCCATATGTTCCTCTCCAAATGGTACGTGCCGTTGGTGAGAACACCTTCCAGCCAAAAATCGGGTTTAAGACTCGTTATGGCATGGTTGCGAACCCATTCGCTGAGGGTACTACCCAAGGTCAGGGCGCTCTTACAACTAACGCAAACCGTTACTACAGAAGAGTTAGAGTTCAAAACCTCATGTGAGTTTATTCACAGGTTTTCCAGAGGGTCTTCGGACCCTCTTTTTTTATCTAAATACAAATAAAAGATTATGGCAACAAATATTCTTTCCAGACAGATTTCTAATCGCAATTTTCTTTCACCAATTGGGTTTAGATTTACGCTGGCAAGATTTCCTAAAGTATCTTTTTTCTCAAACTCAGCAAAAATTCCAGAAATTAGTTTACAAACATTAGTACAACCAACTTACTTAAAATCTCTTGATGTTCCAGGAAAACAATTGACCTTTGGAGATTTTACTCTAAGATTTTTGGTAGACGAAAATTTGGAAAATTATATGGCAATCCATAATTGGTTATATGGATTGGGAGCACCAGAATCTCTTCAACAATATGTTGATTTGATTGATGAGACTGGACAAGAAGATGAAAAAAAGGCATTTAGTGATGGAACTCTAAGAATTTTAAACAGCAATTACAGGGATATCGCTTTAGTAAAATTCAAAGACCTTTTTCCAACATCACTTAACTCATTGGATTTTGAAGCTCAGGAAACAGACATCAAATACTTTACAGCGGATGTAACTTTCAAGTATACTGTCTATACTATCACAAACGCAAACAACGAGAAATATGAACCTTGATGAAATTCAGGAGATGTGGCAGAGAGATTCTGTCATTGATCCTGATAATTTACACGATGAATCTTTAAAAATTCCCCAACTACATGCAAAGTATTATACAATCTATAATACAATTACTTTGTTGCGTGAAAAAGCAAGAGATACATTTAATAGAGTAAAGTTAGAAAGATACAACTACTACACTGGAAAGGCGCCTGTAGAGGTTTATGAGGAAGAACCTTTCCCATATAAGGTTAGAGATAAGGAAGCGTTACAGAGGCATATGGATGGGGATGAGAAGTTAAGTAAAATAGAACTAAAAATTAGATACTATGACATCATGCTGAAGTTTCTTGAAGAAGTTATTAAGACAATTTCAAATCGCACTTTTCAAATTAAAAATGCTATTGAATGGCACCGATTCCAGGCTGGGTTTAACTAAATAAAGATAAACTGTCTGTAAAAATGAAGACGTTTGTAAAATTTATATCTGAGTGTTATTTTTTTCTAACCGAAGCTAAAAAAGAAGGTGGTCGTGGTGGCCCAGACTATGACTATGAGCAATCTTTTGTGAATCTCTATAATCATATGGCGTCCGATTCTAGTAAGAAAGGCGCTGAGATGAGAAAGCAATTTAGACTTGCTGTGTCCAAAGGTGATATGTTCACAGTTGTTGATTTAATTTCAAGAGAAATACAAAGAGCTCAAACAGACCCTTCATCACCTTTATATTTTGATAATCTAGACCCAACTGATCCTGGTTTTACTGGTGGAAAAAGATCTAAAACTGGAGAGGTTGAAGATAAAGAAGCGCACAGACAAGCATATTATGATAAATTAATGAATCAACAATATTCATTATTGAATTTTGTTCAAAGTGAAAGTGGTAGAGGACAAGTAATTAATCGTGCTGTTGCACAAAGAGAAGGTGCTACTAAAGTTCCACTAACAGCAAAAGGAAAGGAACTAACTGGAAAAGAACAAGATACATCTAAAGTTGATGTTTCATTTACTGGTAAAGATGGAAATACATATGGAATTTCCTTAAAAGATGCCAAAGGTGCTGTTGTTAATTCATCTGGATCGGAAGAAACAAAAGCATATATTCTTCTTGGAATGGATTCTCTGTTAAATCAGCAAGAGCAATCTGGAGAAATTACTCCAGAACAGAGAGCAGAAAAAGAAGCAATGGGCACTGAACTTGCCAATCAACTTGCTCTTTATATGGCAAGTACAAGAGGCATGTCTAAAGAGCAACAGAAAGATGCCCTTGGACAAATGCAAGAGTATTTAAGTAGTATTGAATCGGTTGTTCCAGGAACTATGCAGGCCATGTCTGCTGAAGCAATTACTGGAAAAGGAAAATATGGTGATGCCAGCACTGTTGATGCTTTATTTTCTACTGGTAGGGGTGGAGAAGTTATTGAAGATCCTTCATGGTTGGCACAATATGTTTTTCAAAGAGGAAGACTTGGTAAAGGTCAAACCAAACCAAAAGAAGGTCCTAGAGTACAAAGACCAACCACTATTGCTGGCGATATCAAAAATTATAGAGATGCTGAAAACAAACCAGAAGATAGTGAATATCTAAGAAAGTGGAGAGATGAATGGGGTCAATCTGCATGGGAGAAAAAAATTGGCGGATTTGAACCAGAAATTCAAGATGAAATAAGAAAACTTCAAGGAACTGGTCAATTTAGTTTACGTGATTTATATAATTATGAACAACAAGATACTCAGGTTAAGCAATTGAAATCATTTGATCAATTCCAGCAAGATGCACAATCTTCAGAAAAAGATTTAATCTCTAAGCAAAAACAATATGATGCTACTGCAGCAGAAGTTGAAAAGGCTTCAGTACCTATTGATCCAGAAACTGGAAAAGAAGTTCTACATCAACGTAGACCAAATTTAAAAGCATTTATGGCAAGCAATCCAACATCAAAGGTTGCTCAAGTTAATAATGAAAGGCAGCAACAAGCTCAAGCAAAATTAACACAAGCACAGAGCGAACTTGACAATGCTTCTGCAATACACCAATCAAATCAATCTAATTTAGACACTGTAGCATCTTCTATACAAGCACAACAACAGGCAGCAGCAGAAAAAGAACAACAACCAACTCAAACTCCAACCACAAATAATCAACAACAGCAACAACAAACAACACAATTACCTCCTCAAGAAACACCACAACCAGAGCAACCTAAAAAACCAACACAACAAACTCAGCAAGTTGCACAATCACAACCTGCAACACCAGAACCAACCCAACAGCAGCAACAACCAATTGCAACTACACAACAACCAACACCAACACCAACAGAAAAACCAACACCAACAGAAAAACCAATACAAGAACCTCAAAAAAAGAAAAGAAACGGAAAAGAACAAATCCAACCTGAAACTACTCAAACTCAACCACAATAAATACCCATAGATTCATTATGGGTACATGTCTCATTTGGTGATATCAAAAAAGAACGAAGTATATCTGCAGGTTAAAGCGGAACCGCATGTATACTACGAACTTGCTGATCAATTTACTTTTGACGTACCAGGTGCCAAGTTTATGCCCCAGTTTCGTAACAAATACTGGGATGGAAAAATACGTTTGTTTAACACACAAACTGGTGAAATCTATGTTGGTCTTTTAGATAAACTCACCAATTTTTGTAAAAATCATGAATATACTTATGAGTTTACAAACAATAAATTTTATGGTCTTCCTTTTGAGGTAAATGAACATATCTCAAAAGAAGGTGTAAAAGATTATATGAATTCTATTTGTAAGTATGCTCCCCGTGAGTACCAAGTTGAGGGAGTATACGACGCTTTACGACATAATCGAAAGTTGTTGATATCTCCAACTGCTTCTGGAAAGTCGTTGATGATATATTCGATTGTCCGATATTACGTTGAGAAAGGACAAAATACTCTGATAGTCGTTCCAACGACATCGCTTGTAGAGCAGATGTATAAAGACTTTGCAGATTATGGGTGGGATGTCGGTTCATACTGCCACAAAATATACGCAGGTAAAGAGAGAGAAACAGACTCTCAGGTTATCATTACAACCTGGCAGTCCATCTACAAACTTCCCCGACAATATTTCTCAAGATTTAATGTGGTCGTTGGAGATGAAGCACACCAGTTTAAATCAAAGTCATTAGTATCTATAATGACAAAACTTT